TTGCGTCTATCTCACTCGCCGCAGAAAAAGGCTCTTTTGGAGGCTTTGACGAAAGATTCCTCGACTCAGGCTTTGCAAGACGAGCTTTATCTTCTTCTATCCGCAGTAAAATCAGAAAGGGCGGGATTAGAAATGCTGCAATCCTCACTATCGCACCTACTGGAACAACCGGAATGGTTAGTAACGTATCTACAGGAATTGAGCCTCTTTTTGCACCCGCATACTGGCGAAGATTCTTTAGACCCACACCTGATGGAAGTAGACAGTTAGACAAGGAATTAGTTATCGATCCGTTGTGGGATACTGTTGAAGATAAATCTGTGCTGGAAGGCGCATATGATATTGAGCCAGAAACTCACTTCGATGTTCAACGTATTTGCCAAGCACACATCGATAATGCTGTGTCAAAGACAATCAACTTACCGTCAAACTTTCCTGTTGAATCTCTCAGTGATCTTTGGCTAGAGTATCTACCAGACCTAAAGGGCACAACGTTCTACAGGGCTGGCTCACGCGGGCAGGAGCCGCTAGAGGCTATCCCGCTGGACGAGGCAAAACAGTTAATAAAGAGCACAAAAACTCATGCCTCAACAATTGAGGAACAGTCTAGTCTAGATTGTCCCGATGGAATGTGTGATACTCATGGTATCGAAATTCATGAGAGGGTAGATTCCCCGTTTGCAATGGTGTAAAATGAAAAGCTTGCTAGAAATATTAGCAGAAAGCGATATAAAGTTAACACAAGGGTATAATGGAAGGAGTGTTGGCCATTGTCCGTTTCATACGGGCGATCACACACCTTCCTTTACTGTTTATCCGAATGAGTCATATTATTGTTTTGGTTGTGGCGCATGGGGCGATGCAGTCAAATTCTTAATTGACTATAAAAATATGGACCCTAAAGCAGCCTATGAGTATGTAGGTCAGGACATTATCAAGGAAAAGGCTACAGGCGTTATCAAGGTTAAGAACGTATCAGAGACATGGCAGTTTCTATACGATGTAGCTTTCCTGTATCATCAATTCCTATGGCGCAACAGGGGTGCTATGGAGTACTTATTGCGTCGTGGTTTAACAGAAGATACAATCAAGAAATACTTGATAGGCTACACTGATGGGTTCGTTCTCAATATCAGTAATGCCTTTGACGCCGCCTTAGGCGCAGAAGTAGGGTTAATAAATAAGGATGGGGTAGAAGCCTTGTCCCACAGGATCATTATTCCCAATATCATAGCATCTACCGAGATGGTAGACTTCATGGTGGGTAGAACAGTTATCAATGACAGGGTAAAGTACCTTGGACTGAGAATGCCAAAGCCGATTATTGGATTAGCAGCTATTCAGCCTTCTCCTGTTGTATTTCTGGTGGAGGGCCAGTTCGACTGGCTTACACTAAAACAGTGGGGCTATCCTGCTATCTCTGCGGGTGGAACAAATATTTCTAGGCCCAATATAGCGTCAATCAAAGATAAGAGGGTTGTTATTATACCGGACTACGATCAAAGCGGTATTGGTATGAGTGCTGCCCATTCTCTTGAACATAAGATAGATAATGGAAAAACCATGATCCTCGATTACTCTTCCCTTAGAGTGGGCGATGATAAACTAGATATCTCCAAATTAGGGGAGCGACTAGATGGAGAAAGACTATTTGCCGAAATAGTGAAGGAGAAACTACCGTGGCTTGGAGCCTTGTCGAATCGAACAATCCAAACCTTCTTTCCAAATTTAACGAGTATGACACATTTTCAATCGACTTGGAAACCAGCGGTTTAAGCCCGTTAGACTCTAGAATCCTTCTGGCACAGATTGGTTTCCCCGATAAGTCTGTTTTTGTGCTTAATGGGGTTAAAAGCGACCTCAAATTTCTCAAACCATACTTTGAAGATCGAAAATGGCTTAAATTAGCCCATAATGCTAAATTTGAGGCTAAATTTCTAAACTACTTCCTACAAGCTGAACTAAAGGGTATTTTTGACACTTTCTTGGCAGAACAGCTAATTACTGATGTTCCGTTTCCATCTTTGGCGATGGTGGCCTTAAAGTATACTGGCGAAGTTCTAGACAAGAGTGTTAGAACCACATTCTTTGATTCAACAAATAGTTCCTTTTCTGATGAGCAGATTACGTATGCGGCCAAAGACGCGGAGATTCTATTCCCGATTTGGGAAGCACAGAAGAAACTGCTTAAAGACTTCGGATTAGAGCGCGTTGCTGATCTGGAATTTGAGTTGGTGCGCGTTCTGGCGGCTATGGAGTTGGAGGGTGTACCTATCAATACTGATAGATGGAAGTCTAGACTCAAAGACTATGAGAAGGAGCACGAAGATTCCCGCCTAAAGATGCATGAATTGCTATTCGACGGCGGGCTGCTTGATGAGCAGACAGGAATGTTCGAGCGCGATGCTATCAATCTAAACAGTCCCAAACAGATTTTGGAGAGTTTTAAGAAGCTCGGAATCAATATTAATGCTACAAATGTGCGAGAACTGTCTCTTATTGAGCATCCCGCTGCCGTAGAACTGCTAAATTACCGAAAACTACAGAAAATCCAGTCGTCTTACGGGGAAACGTTTCTTGGTGCAATTCACCCATTTACGGGCAGAATTCATCCAGATTGGCAACAAATAGGCACACAAACCGGAAGATTTGCGTGTAGAAATCCAAATCTACAGCAGATGCCTGTAGAGTTTCGTTACTGCGTAAGTCTACCGGGCTACAAGATTGTTGTCGCTGACTACTCTCAGATTGAGTTGAGAATTTTAGCAGAGCTAAGTCAAGACCCCGGATTGACAAATGCCTTTGAAATGGGCGGCGATCCACACAAGGCGACAGCAGCGCAGATGTTTAATCTTCCCATTGATAGCATTGATAAAGAGCAGCGCTTCATCGCTAAGACTATCAACTTTGGATTAGCCTACGGAATGGGTTATATGAAGTTGAGAGATATGCTGAACAATGGAAAGAACCGAAAAGAGTGGATTTCCGTCGAGGATACGAAGAGTTTGCTGTTCCGATACAAGAAAACCTATAAAAAAGCTATCGAATGGCTTACATATGCAGGAAATGCAGGATTTGCTCGTGATTACTCCGAAACTATGCTAGGGCGCAGAAGATGGTTCGTAAAGCCCAGTCAGGGCATGGATTACGATAATAAGGTAGCATCCATTAAGCGCCAAGCGGCTAATGCGGTAATTCAGGGCACAAACGCTGATATCACCAAACTGGCATTACTCGATATTTACAATGAGTTGAACCTTTACGACCTACGTGCTACTATAATTCTACAGGTCCATGACGAAATCGTTGTCCTAGCCCACGAGCGATCTGCCGAGACTGTTAAGGAAGTAGTAGAGGCTTCGATGATTAATGCAGCGAAGACCCTGCTAAAATCCGTGCCTATCAAGGCAGACGCAGTAGTTTCAGATATCTGGAAAAAGGACTAGGTGAATATGATTGGACGTTACCGATTCAATACGTAAATATGTTAATGGGATTGATGGACTAACTGAAGGGGTTGGTCCTCCAAGTATGGAGATGTTTCCCTTAAAAGAAGAGGACCCAATTGTATATCAAGTACAAAAGATACTAACCGAGATTTATGTGTTCACTGACACAAACCACATGAAATACGGTTCTAAAACCTTTCAGGATGTTATTCTTATGGGAGAAATGACAAAAGATCAGGTAGAGACGCTAATAGCCAAAAAGCGCCGAAAGGGAGGCTAATGTTAGTTGGAAAGCGAATCGGCGTTGTCGGTAGTAGAGTTTTCGGAAATTATCAACAACTTGCCACTAAACTTACGTCTATGGCTGTGGATGGCGACACCATCGTTTCAGGTGGTGCCGTTGGAGCAGATTCTATGGGACAGCGCTTCGCAAAGGATGCTGGAATGGAAATTACGATTTTCTATCCTAACTATGCAAGACTCGGAAAAGGTGCCACCTTTGCCCGTAATAAACAAATTGTGGAACATAGTGACGTGGTAGTAGCCTTTTATGGCAAGGGCAGGTTTCAACAGGGAGGAACCGCGAATACAGTTTATTGGGCGCAACAATTAGGTGTCCCATATCAAGAGTACGAGGAAGAGTAGATAAATGCCTAAGATTAGAATTTATACCAAATCGGGGCATCAGGTGGAATTAGATGTTAGGGACTTTACAGTCTATCCCGATAAGGATGGAGGCTATTATAAGTGGGAGGCAACATGGAGGATGAGATGAGCAAGCCCGGTGAGTGGCAGTCCCCTTTGGACTTCGGTGTGGATGATCTGACCTTCGACCCTCACAACTTCGGGGCAGTCGGTGACGGCATAGCGGACGATACGGAGGCCGTTCAGGCGAGCTTCGACGCCGCCGCACGCGCTGGTGGGCGCATCGGGGGTGAGCCCGGAACGTACAAGGTCACTCGCCCGATTACCGATCAGTACACGCCCGGACTCGCTCGACGCCGATCCGCAACAAATAGAAATGGTGATTGTGCTTGAAGATTAAATGGATGGTTGGCCGAGTCTGGTAAGGCGCTAGTCTTGAAAACTGGTAAGGTGTAATAGCTACAGGGGTTCGAATCCTCTACCATCCGCCAATTTTGGAATGGAACCGAAGTGGTTAGGAGCCTGTCCGCTAAACAGGTGCAGGAAACTGTTGTCGGATCGTCACCGATCCATTCCGCCAATTTAAAACCGTATGGGGGAGTCTTATGTGGCAGATACAGGTAACTTTGCTACAGGGCAGGAAAGGTTTCCCCAAAAAAACGCCAAAAAGCGCATAGATGATTCTGGAAGTTATGCTAAGGGTGGAGAGAAGTTACCAAGAATGAATGCCATTGATCGTAAGAAACCCGGTACTTTTGCTGACACGGAGGGAATTAAAATGGTGGATTCAGATAATAAAGGCGATCCACGGGTTACTTCTGACACCAAGGGAGAAGAAATAACCCCCGACAATCCAGAAACAATCAAGCAGTTTCCAGTAGATTTAACTGATAAGAAAGCTGTAAAGAAAGTGGAAGGGGATCAGAAGGAAAAGAAATAGATGGATACCTATACAATTTATAAATCTGCTAAAAACATATTAGTAGGTGCTCTTAAAGAGCATATAAAAGATAGAGAGTATATTTGGTACATGGAAGAAGCAGAATTCTACGCTAATCAAGTTGTAGAAGAGTGTTTAAGGGAGGGACTAACCTATCCTTTTAAGGATTTAAATAAGCCTGATCAAACATATGCTGTACCAATGTATCCAAATCCAAATTCACACTACTAGGCGTCGTGCCTGAGCGGCTTAAAGGGCTGGTCTGCAAAACCGGATTACGTGGGTCCGAATCCCACCGATGCCTCCAATGGGCCTATAGTTTAATGGGAGAACATATCGTTTGCACCGATAAAATCAGAGTTCGATTCTCTGTGGGTCCACCAAAATAATCAAAAAGTTGAACCTCGCCGTAGGAAAGGTGTACTATGCAAGAAGTGAAGGGCACGGCCTTCAAACAAAGGGAATTACAGCCTTGGGAAAAACCGCTAAGTCCACCAAGGGCTGTTCCAAAGCCCATTTCGACAAAGAAAAAAGGCCGTTTCTCTCCGAAAGAGAAAACTGAATAATTGGGGCGCTTTGGCTTCCTAGGAAATGCGCAAACAGTTCTGCAACCGGGCAGACCGCCCCAAATAATTATCTGGATAGCAACAGAATTGAGGTAAGGAAGAATGGTTAAGTTAAATACAAAGACAGCAGTAACCTTACAGTCCCTTGATCCCGAAAACGTGACTCTTAATGAAGAGGCCGCAGTAGCATGGAAGCTTCCTGCTAAGGATCGCCTAATTGAACGTGTTCTTGGAGCCTTTTGGAGTGAGGACACTTTCTACAAGAGCGGAGATAAGATTGCCGCAGAGATTGTAAAGGATATCCGTGAAGTAGCAGCAGTTAATCCGAAGTTTATTCTCCAGTTGGCTGCATATGCTCGTAACGAGATTTATCTCCGAACAACCCCACAGGTCTTGCTTGTGGAGGCGGCTAACATTGAAAAGTGTAAGCCATTTATTCGTGAGTATACTCCTAAGATTGTAAAGCGTGCAGATGAATTGAGCGGTGTTATCGCTTACCAGTTGTCTACACATGGAAAGCCTATTCCAAATGCCCTAAAAAAGGGTTTGGCAGCAGCCTTCGCTACATTTGACGAATACCAATTGAATAAATATGATTCTGATAAGGGAGCAGTTTCTCTAGGTGATGTGCTCAATCTTATTTACCGTAAGGAAGGATATCCTGTTTCCAAGGCTATGCGAAACTATCTTGTCAACGATGTTGTTGACGCAGAAGCATTGCCAAAGATTGCAGCACTAAAGCAGTTGCTTGCAAAGGATACACTGGATGTTGAGGCAAAGGCCCTTGTAAACGGTGGAGCAGTAACTTGGGAATCTTTCATCTCCAAGTTTGGTTCGTCTAAGGAAACTTGGGAGTTAATCGCTCCTAAGATGGGATATATGGCATTGCTACGTAACTTGCGTAACTTTGACCAAAAGGGTGTAACTCTTGATCCTATCCTTGCGCGAATTACAGATGAGGACGCTGTAAAGAAGTCTAAGCAGCTACCATATAGATTCTACTCTGCGTATAAGGAAATTGAGAATCAGAGCATTATGCGAGCAATCGCTAAGGCTTTTGAATTGTCTATCTCTAATGTTACGCTTGGTGGAAGTACAGCGGTTCTTGTGGACCTTTCAGGGTCTATGACAGGAGCGCGAGTGTCCGAAAAGTCTAAGGTGACAAATGCAGAAGTTGCGGCCGTTCTTGGGGCAATCGTTACCAAGAAGGCTAAGGAATCTGTAGTTATCGGCTTCGGTCAGACTGCGCGTAGAATCATGGTAAATCCTGACGATACTATGATCACCAACATCGATAAAATTGTAAATACAAATGTCGGTCACAGTACAAACGCTGGACTTGCATTCAAGATTTTGACTGATAACAAGATCAAGGTAGATCGTATCGTGCTTGTCTCTGACATGCAGTGTTACAATACCGAAAAAAGTCAGAGCAAGGCCGGAATTTTTGGAACAACCTATCCTTGGTACACAGATTCGTTTGTGAATGAGGAATGGAAGAACTACTTGGCGCAAGTAAATAGAAATGCGTATCTATACTCTCTTGATGTTAGTTCGTATGGAACACGTCAGACTCCAAACAAGTCTAAGAACGTTATCTTGGTCAATGGGTGGTCAGACAAGATCATCGATTACATGAACATTGTGGAGAACAATGTTATGGAGCAGCACATTAATAAGTGGTAATATCGCGGGTGCTACCGCTGTAGAGCGTGGTCGTACGTTGGAGTAATCCCCTGTACGATTTCACAGGCTGGTACAGGCTGGTGAACAGTCAGCCCACCCAAAATATCAAACAATTGATCCGCCGTGGTCGTCACCGATAAGGGGCTGTTAAAGGATCAAGCTAGACGAGCCGGACTAAGCTAGCAATATAATAGGAGATTAAAATGGAAACCCCCGATTCAAAAACGGTAACGGCAGCAACCGATAGAGCCAAAGAAGTTGTAGAAGCCTTTAAGATTCTTCGTAAAGAGGATAACATTCAGGAGAACGCAAAACATCTTTGGTCACTAGCGAATTCATTAGTGGCTGATATTCATCGTGGCTTGGACAACACAAGTTACGTAGATAGAGCAGAATAATATAATCGGCAGTGAAGTTTAGAGATACTTCTCTTGAAATGAAAACCAAACTCTAAGCGACCCAATTCTCCGATTAATTGAATATTATATTATCTAGGTAGTGAAGGTTTTGGATACTTCTAAAAACTTCAAAATGTCTTTTGTAAAAAGCCAGAGCCACTAAATCCTCCTAGATAAATTTAGAACCTAGTATTAGGTAGTGAAGCATAGGATTTCTTCATGGGAGCCGCATGTCGGGAGTTCAATTCTCTCTTCCCCGAACAATCGCCGGGGAATAGCTCAGTGTTAGAGCAGCGGCCAGTAAAAAAGCCTACGCGACCAAATTCTCCTAATAAATTTTGGCCCAATCGTCTAACGGTTGAGGATTGCAGATTTTCACTCTGCCGATCAGAGTTCGATTCTCTGTTGGGCTACCAAAGAGGTACAAATGAAGAGTACGTTTAAAACTAAGAATTATACTGGGACAGCTTGTCTAGCAATGCTGATAGCGGTAGTTCTGTTCTTGGTTCTATATTTAGGACTGATCGGCGGGGTAATAACCTTGCTATGGAACTGGCTGTTAGTAGGACTATTTCAGTTCCCAATTATTAGTTGGGCGCAAGGAATAGGTATAGCACTTCTATTAGGTATAGTAGGTAGCTTCTTTAAAGGCCAAATAACAAGTAAATAAGGTAGTGCAGCCGTTGGTTACTTCACTTTTAATGAAGAGTAAAGGGTTCGAATCCCTTATCCTCCGTCATGGGGGATGGGTGTAATGGTAACACGCTAAATATCCAATAGCGACTAATTCTCCTTATTTAATTTGCGTTTTATATTAGAGCAGTGAAGTGTTCAGATACTTCGGTTACAGTAGCTTCGGTTACATCAGCAAGGTTCAACCCCCTGCAAACGGGATGAAAGTCTCGTGTTTTCTGGCACAGCAAATTCTCTCTAATCTAATTTAATTTTGTAACGGCCTACGTGCTTGCGAGCGGAGGGGTAATGAATTATTACCGAGGCAACAGGACTACGTAACCTGTAACATTTTATAAGCCCTTATAGTTATAATTAGTTTATGGGTAGTGACGGTTTCGGATACTTCAACATATTAACACCAATTATAAAATGTCGTACGCCTCTAATAAGTAGGCTTGGCAACCTAACCCACGCGGGGACGCGCATCCCGAAGTCATCTAATCCTCTCTATAACTAATCGTTGGCGTGTCGTTCAATGGTAGGACGCTAGGCTGTTAACCTTGATATGGTGGTTCAAATCCACCCGTGCCAGCCAAACTTTTTCGCAGGGGAGTAGCATAATGGTAATGCAGCGGTCTTTGGAACCGCGTAGTGTAGGTTCGAATCCTACCTCCCCCGCCAATTTTTTATTTGGAGAGAAGATGAGACGCATATTAAAGGGATTACGAATCTTTGTTTTAGGCGCTATACCTGTAGCAATTATACTAGGTATTCCGGGGTTAGCAATTCTTATACTGGGTAAAGAACTATTTGGGTATGTGATCTTTGTCGCAGCGCTAATTATGGCTACCTTTGCATTAGGTTTGATAGTAGATATGTTTCTAGAAGATATTAAAGAGAGCCGTGCCCGTAATAGTCATAATTCACACCCATGCTAGGAAATACAAAGGTTCTGGACAAGGGTTTCGTTGGCTTGGTGAGTTATGCGGGCGGCGATCTATCTGTGGTTGCTTCTGCAAGAGTCTCCAATGGCCTAGGACCGGAGGAAACGTCTAAGGGTGCAGAGAAGGACCAGAAGCTAATTAATTACTTAATGAAACACCGGCATGGAACGCCTTTTGAACATAACATGTTCACCTTTTATGTGAAAGCCCCGATATTTGTAGCAAGAGAGTGGATGCGCCATCGTATAGGCTCATATAATGAGAGAAGTGGTAGATATACAGAGTTTAAACCAGAGTTTTATATTCCTCTGGTGGCGCGAGGACCAGCCGAGACTAATAAGCAAGGGTCCATTATGCTCAATAGTGAAGCAGCTAATACTTGGGTGGCCATTACAATTGAAAACTCTTCTATGGAAGCATACGAGGACTATAAGAGGCTGATTTCCTTTGGAATAGCAAAAGAAATGGCTAGGATGATTCTTCCGGTAAATACTTACACAGAGTATTATTGGACCGTTAATGCACGATCCCTGATGAATTTTCTAAGCCTTCGTTGCGGAGAAGACGCTCAGTGGGAAATCAGGCAGTACGCCGAAGCAATCAGAGATATCTTCAAAGACATTATGCCTATGACATACAAGGCATGGATTGAGAACGGGAGTTTAGCACCATGACGATACCAAACACACTACCAGATTGGGAAAAGAGTTATTGGTATGATTCCGAGCCGATTGATCCTGAAAAAGAAGGCATACCGGGACCCGGCGCAAGAGCATATATCACCTACTCACTAGTTGATCTAGGCGAATGGCTTGCTCCGCTAAGGACTGGAACAGTTTATGTATTCAGACCGGGCAAGAGATATGATCTTGTTCTATTAACTGATGATGGTTGGATTACCCAATATCCAGATGCCCTATTTACGGGCGCAGAGGGTGATACAGGAAAGTTTATTTCAAACATTACAGGAACAAGTGCCCCGCTACCTGTTAGTACTAGTAATGTTATTATAGCCGCAAGACTAAGTAAGCTATAGCCCGGATTGTTGTAACGGAAGCGATTCAGTTCTACACACTGGCAGACGAGGTTCGATTCCTCGATTCGGGACCAATCATTAAAGTGAGTGAGATGCAAGCAGAAAAAATTGAATTTACACAGGCGACTTTTGAGGATAAGTACTGCCCTAGCTGCGATTACGGCTATGACGATCCCGAAGATTCCTGTTTATGCGATGAAAGTTGTGGAGCGATAGGATGCCAAGGCTCAAAATACCATCAAAAAGAGTTAAATCGCCCAAAATATCCTTCTGGACTAGATTAAAAAGTGGTAAGATTACTCTACGTGGAAGAATAACCTCAATAGAGAAGTCTCCCCTAGAAAAGCCAGATAAAGTAGCACACGCTGACTCATAGCCCTTAGGCCAACCGGTTTGTAGGCGTCTGTCTTATAAACAGATTTTGGTGGGTTCGACTCCCACAGGGGCTACCAACTTAATAATGCCGCTGTCGTATAACGGAATTACTACTGTTTTGTACTCAGTAAATCGGGGTTCAATTCCTCGTAGCGGCCCCACTCATTTTAAAGCACCTAATAAAATAGGTGTTTTTTATTTGCCTAGAAGTAATTCAATACTTAGTGGCATAATAAATTACTTTTAGGAGGTAAAATCATATGGCAGCAACTTTTTCGTGGGCTCAATATACCGGAAGTTCTGGTAACTCAACTACATTTGCAGGCTCATCTTTAACACCTACATCATCTTCAAACTCAATGTCTTGGGACTTTGAAACAGCAGATAGCGTAGGAACATCTTCGTATACCGCTAACCCTGTTAGCGCAGGATCAGCATCATACCCAGTATGGTTAAAGGGATACTTTACAAACTCTGTTGCATTTACTGTTTCTAACGTAAAGGTTTGGCAGTTCAACCCTGCGGCATCTTCTGCTAATACAGCATCATTTACTGTATTTGGACAGGACGTAGCAGTTTATTCGATGGCTACAGGAACAGGCACAGGATCAAACTGGGCATCTAATGTTCAGGTTCCAACAGGAACATCTTCAACAGGATCACCTGCATCTCCATTGACTGGTTTCGGATCATTCGGATCATCTGCTGGAACAACAGGCGTACTACAGTCCTATATGTGCCTACAGTTAAGCGCAGGGGCAGCAGCACCGGCCGGAACATCGGGTTATTTTGGGTACACACTCCAGTACGACGAACAATAAACTTGACCTAAAGTATAGCAATATGCTATAGTAATGGGGTGATTATATGGCAGCAAAAAAGCCAGCACCTAAGGAAATGCCCATGAAGGGTAAGATGCCCCCGTGGCTTACACCAAAGGGCGGAAAAAAGAAATAGGCAAAACAAGGAGAAGGTATGGTAGCAAATAACACCTATGGATTAAACGTAGTTGTCGGAATTCCGTCTTTTGGAATGGTAAGTACATACTTCCTCCAAAGTAGATTATCTCAACAGTTTCCACTTGTTTCAAGTGCTATAGATAAGATCGTGTTGAATAAGCCGATTGCTGATGCACGAAACGAGATTGTAGAGTTTGCACTAAGTCAGGGGGCAAATTACATTTATTGGTTAGACGATGATGTAATTGCGCCCCCTGATTCGTTTTTAAGACTGTTCAATCAGCACAAGGATATTATAAATGGGGTATATTGGTCTAAGTCTAATCCTCCAATGCCTCTTCTTTTTAGAGGACATTTTGATGGCCCTTATTATAACTGGCACGTAGGGGATTTAATTGAGATAGATGCTGCTGGTAGTGGGCTAACTTTAGTCAAGACAGATGTTTATCGAAAGATACAGAAAGAACTGGGGGGACCTTGGTACTCTGTAGACTACGCTTCTTTTGCGGGGGTAAAGGAAACACCTGTTAATAATACAGAAGACTTGTACTTTTATTGGAAGGCTAAGAAAGCTGGATATAAGGTTTGGGCAGATACAGCGGTCCAGGCATTTCACTTTGAAAAGAATTCGAAGGTCATGTTTGGAATTCCTGCTAATGCTCCACAGGCTCATGCTGGATGGGAAATCCTACCAGCAGGGGAAAAGCTAATTGCTGATATTGGGGCTGGCCCAGTCTCCCCGTATATGCGGGATGAGGGAAATGTAGTTTCATTTGATATTAGAGAGGAATTAAACCCAACCGTAGTTTGCGATGTTCGTCATCTACCAGTACCAAATCAAACGTTTGATATTGTATATAGTTCTCACACACTTGAACATTTTGGATTCAATGACGTTCAAAAAGTTCTTAAAGAGTGGGTTAGAATCCTAAAAGTTGGTGGGGAATTAAGACTAATTGTTCCCAACCTAAGGCATGTCGGATATAGGATGGCTATAGACCAAATGTATCCTACAGACTACTGGGTGCTATATGGTGAGCAGGATTATGCTAAGAACTTCCACGCAGCAGGATTTACTCCTAAATCTCTTCGAATGCTAGTTGAAAGCTTAGGATGTTTTGAAGATATAGAGGTAAGCGAAGGGGCAGAAGTATTTGGAAATCCTAGCCCTGATGCTTGGAGTATTCAACTTCGCGCCAAGAAAGTAAGTCATCCAGAGATAGATAACATAACCCCTGAGGGTATGGAATCTGGACCTCAATCACCTAACTGGTGGCCAATGGCAATATATCCCGACCCTAAGGAACGCCCTATGACAGAAGAAGAAGTTGTTAAGGATATCCAATTAGTGGCCGCTGGTAGGGAATCACCTAAGTTTAACTTCATAGGTAAGCCAGAAGAAAGAATATGGGGACCAATTCCCCAAGAGTGGGAAGAGAAGAAACCGGAGGAAAAGGTAGATGGGATGGACAGCGATAACGAAGCAGGATCAGATACTCCACGAGGATCAGGACGGAAGACCCGTACAACAAGGCGAAGAGGGAAACCTGAAGTTCATACTTCAGGAGGACTTTAATCAAAAAGTCGCTGTTGATTTGCTCAATGGTGTCGTTATTATTGGTTATGATGCTTGGAACATTCAGAACGGTACTGTAGAGATACAGAACCCAAGAACGGTGCTCTATTTGTGCGAGGAAACAAACGTAGTGGGGGAATTAATGAACATAGAGCCTTCTGAGGCTGATGCTAAGGGGGATTATGTTAATACTTTTATTCCTTTACAGTTTAGACCTATTTGGTTTACTAGGGTTACGGCAGGGGTTCCAGCTAAGATTATTGGCCTACAAACTACAACCCCCGAAGAATATGGTGGGCGTAACGTAAAAATGCTAATTTCCTTATTCTCTGATGGAAGAATGGGAATAAGCGGATAGAAAAAAATTAGGAGCAATTCAATGCTTTAACCCATACAAGGGGATGATCTAGTTGATAAGAAACACCGGAGCAAGAACAAACATTCTTGCTCCGGTTATTTTTTTGTCTCTAACGCCAAATAAGTGTGGTGAGAGACAATGGCATTAACAACAGCGAATAGGGGTAGCGGTGGGATAGGTAGCGGTACTTCCGCAGTTGTAACACCGGCATCAAACTTTACAGCAGGGTCATGGGCTGTTCTAGAAATTAGTTATGACAACGCAGGATCGAGTGGTGCTGATCCCTATTCAGCAATAAGCGACTCTGTAGGTAATACTTGGACACCTAGACAGAATGCATTAAATGATCCGGGTGCTGCTAGTGCTGGTAATGTACTGCGTATTTTCACTTCCAATATGTCTGTTGGGGCATTAACTACAGGAAATACTATTACTGTAGCTTACGGAGGTAAGACGGTCGGGTCTACAGCTTGGGCCTTAACAGAAGTTGATAGCGCGGCAGGAAATAATGTTGCTTATGAAACAGGGGCTACAGCAACAGGTTCCTCAACTGCACCAACTATTACAACAAGTTCTATTGATAAGGCTCAGATAGTAATTGGTGCAGTTGGTGATCAGTATGGCACTGCTCAAACCTTTACTAATGATTCTGATACTGCAAACGGCTCTTGGACTACAGCACAAACTGCTACAAATGGAACAACAACCTCGGGGCAAAGTATATCTTCACAAGCAAAAATACTTACTGCACCTGGCGCCCAAACCTATAACGTTACCTTAGGAACATCTGCTACCTGGGCTATTGCTTGGATAACCCTGTTAGAAAATATGGAAGTAAGGGCACAAGCACAAGCAACGGTAGTAGCAGTGGCCACTACTAGACAAGTAGAAGCACAAGCACAATCAGACATAAAAGATTGGAATATTACGACTTATGCCCAATCCCAAGCAGATATAAAACAAACATATCCAAGAGGCGGTACGTCTTATTCTGCCACGGTCCTCGCAGACTCACCAATCGCCTACTGGCGCCAAGGTGAGTTGTCGGGGACCAGCATGGCCGATGCCATCGCCACGGCCACCGGAACCTATGTCAACTCACCGACCCTCGGAGTGGCCGGAGCCCTAACTGGCGATTCGGATACGGCGGTCCGGTTCGCGGCTGCATCAACCCAGTATGCAACCGTCGCGACCCTGCCAGCGATCGTGGACACGTTCACGCTGGAGATGTGGGTCAAGCGTGACTCCACGAGCAGTGGAACCCACGTCTATCTGTCCTATGACCACGGCGCGCAAATCTATTCGTACAACAACAGTCTGGTGTTCGACCTCGGATACACCGGGTCCTGCCTCGATACCGTGGCGGGCTTCTGGATGGATACGACGTTCTTCCATCACATCGTTGTCACCAAGAATGGCGCCGCCCGGCACATGTATTTCGACGGGGCGGAATGCACCTATAGCACCAGCGTCGCGAGGACCTTCCCGTCCAAGACGGCCGTCACAATCGCGGCTCAGGTAGCTGGCGCAAACCCGATGAACGGGGTCGTAGACGAGGTTGCGATCTACGACACGGCCCTATCATCGACCGCAGTAGCCGCCCACTACACGGCAGGGGCCATAGGTGGAATACAAAGTCCAACATTTGCTCAGGTACAGGCACAGATTACCATTGCTACTGCGACTACACGTTATACTTATGGACAAACTCAGTCAGATATTAAGGACTGGGGACAAACAGTTTATGCACAGACACAAGCGGACATAAAAGATTGGGGCATTCAAGTATTTGCACAAGCCAATGCTTGGATCAAGGATACGGGGCAGACAACTTATGGACAGACATTAACTAGGATCAATGCCTTTGCTGTACAGTTTTATGCGCAGTCTATGGTTAATATTAGAGGAACATCCATTCAGACCTTTGGGCAGTCTCAGGCAGATATAAAACAGACATATCCACTTTGTATTTCTGGTGCATTTCAAAGTGATGCCTTCCAAAATGGTGCCTTCCAGACAGACTACTGCGAAGGCGCTTTTGCACAAACTCAAGTAGATGTAGATGTTAAGGCTATATCTAAGGTCTATGGACAAGCCCAAACTGATATTAAGACAGTCTATCGGGCAAATGCTCAGGCACAGACACAGGTTGTAGCAGCGTTATCTACTAAACAGCAATTTGCCCAAGTTAATGCATGGATAAAGATAACACTAATTGAAGCAGAAGCTCAGACACAGACTGATATCAAAACAGTACAGAAAGCGTTTGTCCAAACGCAAACTGATGTAAAGCAGTATGCTGTTACATACGCTCAAGCACAGTCTGATATCAAGCAAGTATCCTTGGTATCTGCTCAGGTACAAACTGATATTAAACAAACTTCTACTGGGTATGCACAGCCTAATTCTTGGATCAGGGTAACTAGTATTACAGTTTGGGGCCAAACACAGTCAAAGATTAAGGCTACTTACTCAACGTTGGGGCAAACTTGTGCTGATATTAAGAGCTATACACCTTCCTTTGCACAGGCCCAAGTAGACGTAAAGCAGTTCAGTCAAGTATTTGCACAGTCTCAAGTGGATATCAAGGCTGCTTCACGCGCTTACGCTCAGGCGCAAACAGATATAAAGCAGACCTACCAAGGATATGCAGACACTCAGACAGATATCACGCAAACTTATACAGCAAGTGTAAATGCACAAGCCGATGTAAAGGTAGCAAGTCAGGTTTGGGCGCAAGGTAATTCTTGGATAAAGGTTATCAATAATACAGTATACGCTCAGACTCAGACAGATATTGAGGTTACTTCTACAGGATTTGCTCAGGTACAATCACAGATAATCCTTTCTAGTAGACAGTCTTATGCCCAATCTACTGCTTGGATTAAAACTGTTGGGCTAGTTTCTTGCGCCCAAGCACAAGTACAGATAGTGGGTGCTGCAACTACTACAACTATTTATGCCCAATCTAATGCTAATATCCTAGACTGGGGGCAAACAACTTACGGTCAAACACAGGCAGATATTAAGCAAGTTGGCATAGGGTATGGTCAGGCTAATGCCCAAATCATTCTTTCTGGTAGATTATCTTATGCCCAAGTACAGGCCAATATCAAGCAATTTAGTCAAGGCTTTGCTCAAACTCAGACTGATATTAAGCAGACTTCACTAGTATCTGCACAAACACAGGTTAATATAAAGGCCACATCTCTTGGATATGCCCAAGCACAAGTTGATATAAACGCTTTTGGTGTTCAAGTTTATGCTCAGGCAGCTACAAATATTAAGGGTACTGGTGTTGGCGGATTTGCACAATCTCAGGCCGACATTAAAAATTGGGGCCAAACAGTTTATGCTCAAACCCAAGTAGACGTTAAGGCTAAATCTACTGCCTTTGCACAGGGCCAAACAGATATCAAGGCAGTTTCATTTGCCAATTCTCAGGCACAAGCACAAATTATCTTATCCGGTAGACAGGAATATGCACAACCACAGGCCGATATAAAGCAAATCGGGCAAGGATTTGCTATTGCTCAAACTGACATTAAAGTAACAGAACAGGTCTTCGGTCAAGCGTTAGCTACTATCCTACAAAAGAGTAGGGTATCTGCAAACGCACAAACGGATATTAAGTCCTACTATATGCAGTCTGGACTATCCCAAACCGATATCAAGGTTACAAGTCGCGTATATGCACAGGCAGCTACTTGGATCAAGTTTACGAATACGGTAGCACTTGGTCAGGCACAAGCGGACGTTAAGACTACATACTTAGTACAGGCACAGACAAACTCTCGTATCGTTGGATTTAATGTTTCACAATTTGCTCAGGCTATAACAAATATCCGCTTTAGTGGAACCACTGTATCGGCTCAGGCGCAAGTAAAGATTTATGCCTTCAATTATCCTCAATGGGCGCAGGCACAAACTGATGTTAAGAGAACCTTCCAAGTAGTAGCTCAAGCACAAGCATGGGTAAATCAAAAATATCAAACAGTTGCGCAAGCAATGGCAGATATCAAAAAGAGTTATTATTCCGTGTCCCAAGCACAGACAAGTATCAAGCAATCCTCGTTAGTTGGGGCGCAAGTAAATGCCTACATTCAACTGTCAGGTCTACAGGTATACGGACAGGCAGAAGCAGATATAAAGGTTACAGCGGCTCAAACAGGGCAAACTACTGCGTTAGTGGTCATAAATGATATAGTTTGCAGCGGTCAAGCACAGGCAGCTATTTTGACTCAGTATCAGTCTTATGCACAATCTAATGCTGATATTACACAAACTTATCAGGCATATGCTCAGTCACAAACTGATATAAGTCAAACATATTATACATTTGCGCAATCTATGGTAAATGTCCAAAATAGTTATCAATCTTATGGACAGGCTACTGGCTATATTGAAGTAAGTAATATAGTTGTTAGTGCCCAAACGCAGGCGTATATCGTATCTGGAATTAAAGCATACGCTCAGGTACAAGCATACATAAAGAGTATTATACAACATTACGCACAGGCTACAGTGTGGATTGGTGGTTCTGCATTAGGACTAGCGCAAGCACAAGCAAGAGTAAAGACTCTTGGTATTACAACATATGCTCAGGTACAAGCCGATGTTAAGGATTGGGGACAAACTACTTATGCACAAAGCCAAGCAGGTATCCTAGATTGGGGCAAAAACGTTTCTGCTCAGGCAAGGGTAAGAGTTACAACAACAAAGCAAGTTGTAGCAAGTATCCAAGCAAAGATTAAGGGCATTGCTGTTAAGGGATATGGTCAATCACAGGCCGATATTAAAGATTGGGGTCAGACAGTTTATGCTCAATCTCAGACTGATATAGAGCATACCTATAATGTATTTGCACAAGCAAAGGTAGATATAGAAACTACCTACACAGCTTATGCACAGGCGCAGACTAAAATTAAGGCTATTAGCCAGATATTTACGCAGTCACAAACTGATATAAAGGCTAAGAGTTTAGTATTTACACAAGCATCTGCGTGGATCGGCGGATCAAGTGTTCAGCCAGCACAGGTATTGGCTGATATTAAACAGTCATACACAGTATGTGCTAATGCACGAACCAGCATAGAGCAGAATTATCAAGCATCTGCACAAGCACAGGCGCAAGTAAAAACTACATATAAGACATATTCACAGGCAATAGCACAAATCAAACAAATAAGCCAGGTTTATGCACAGGTCAGCGTTCACATAAGATCAACGTTCCCTGCTGTTGCTCAGGCTCAGGCTAAGATTTACCTTGTTGGTATGGGATATGCTAACAGTGGCGTAGCAATTAAGCAAGTTTCTAGCGGTTATGCACAAGCACAGACTCAAATCCTTGGACTGTATATTAATCAGACACAAGCTAACGCCCAAGGATTAGTTAAGACAACTATTAATATATACGGACAGGCCGAAGCCAGCGTTATACTGTCAGGTATTAATCAGGCAGCATCTACACAAACATTGGTTCAAACCTACGATTGGGTATACGGCCAATCTGCTGTTTGGGTTCAGGCAACTTATGAAGGCTATGCACAGGCTCAGGCAGTATTCAGCAAGTCTGCTGGATATGGACAGGCCCAAGTTTACATAATATTTGAATACATACTAAAGACACTAATAATAAGTGACGTGGCATTAGGATTAGTATTAAGTGATCTAATAGTTCCACAGGAAAGATTAGATGATATAGTAATAAAGATAGTAGAAACAGAACCACAGGAAATTATACTTAGATTATCAGAGAGAACTCTGTTATTAGTACTCAGTGATAGAGATTACTAAGGGGTGATAGAATGGCAATAAATCCAAACGTATATGTACTTGGTGGAGCACCAGAAATCCGTATGGAGTTCTTTGACTTAAACGAGCAGCCTATGGTTCCTATCTATTATAAGTTAAGTGTTAAGAGTCCCCAAGGAAATATCGTAACAGTATCCGGTACAGACTTAACTACAAACTCAGGATATTTATCCTATATATATCACCCCAATACAATCGGCTGGTATGAGTATGAGGGATGGGGAATAGACGGAATGGGGCGTGAAATAGCTCAGACAAATGGCTTTGAAGTAATAGATAGAGTTTATTAGGGAAGGGGATAAAATGCCAATTACACATGCTAAGGTTTCTGCTAAGTCAGATGGTGGAGATACGAGCGAAGTTTTACCTTCTGAATGGAATGCTGCCCACGTCGGCAACTCCCTCGGCTACTTCAACGTGGCCGACTATGGAGCCCCCGGCGACGCGACTGACCAGACGACGGCCATTCAGGCGGCGATCACGGCGGCCGGAGCGGCTGTGGATGCCAACCATCGGGGCGGTACGGTCTGGCTCCCACGCGGGTGTTATATCACCACGGCCACGTTGAACATCCCCAATTTCGTCCGCCTGACAGGTCCCGGTCGGCCGATGCATACCAGCGAGCAGGGTTCCTACGGCGACCCGAGCGGGTACTTCGGGGCGGATATCGCGGCGGGCGGCGGGCTGGATTTCAACATGTTTGAGAACTCCGACCTTACGAACGGCAACACCGGCATCGAAGTCGATCATCTGCGGATCGACCAGCGCGGCGTCACGGGCGACCATGACGTGTTTCACCTCGCCTATCTCTGGCGGTCGTCGTTCCACGACAACGATATCGTGGGCTCGACCGGGACGACAAACAAGCGGGGTATCTACTTCGAATACGGCGAGGAACTTAGGGTTGTAGACAACCGTTTCTCTTATTGCGGCATCTGCACCGGGAACACAAACTCCCTGACCGCCAAGAACAACGATATCGGCGCGTTTATGAAGTATGGCATCGAATTGTACATGGGCTTCGGGCACCGCATCCACGAAAACCACATCTACAATGCGTCCGAATTCGGCATTACGGGCTTGGGGTTGAAGGGTTGCACCCTTATCGCTAACCATGTTGAAGATTGCGACAAGCACGGGATGTATTTCGGGGAGTTGATGGTTGGCAACGTGCTCGCCATGAACATCGTCAAGCAGAACTCCAGGTCTAGCGCCGGGGCGTTTAGCGGCATTTACATCGACTCCGCTCCGGGCGCAAGCGTCCGCAACATCCTGAGCAACAACCAGTGTTACGATACACAGGACTCGCCCACGCAGCAGTATGGCATCTACCTTGGCTCATACAGCGGCACGCAGACCAACGATAATTTGGTCATCGGCAATATGTACTACGGAAACACGGCGGGTGGCTATGNCGANAAGGCNGGCATGACCAACACCGTCGTGAACAACGTAAGCGCATAGGCGCTCTTGGAGGTTATCGTGCGCTTCAAAATAAGAGATAAAAGTGAGTTGAAGTGCTCACTCTGTTTATGTTATAGTATGTATGTGGGATGAGAGAGCCGCAGTTGCAAATGGTTGAGTGCCTTTCTTCCACAACTAGATGCCATATCTTTTGTTTGTTTTTCAACGGGCGAGGGTATGGCTTTATGGCCTCGTATCCCAATCGGTAGAGGAACCAGACTTAAAATCTGCACAGTGACAGTTCGAATCTGTCCGAGGCTACCAAATTTTGGAGGTAATTTAAATGGCTAATGTACAAACCGAAGCTGGTAAGAAATGGCTAAAAGATTTTCAAGGCTCAGAAAAGCAAATGCGAGATAGAATTATCGCAATTGAGGATGAAATAAGACTAAAGGTATTAGCAGAAACTAGCCCATATCAGCATCAACAAGGCAATCCCCAAGGGGGGCCAAGGAATAATCCGTAAATGATCAAGTTAGACATAGGAAGCGGGGGTAAATCATCAGATTCCTCTTTTATAGGTATTGATGCATTTACCGAAGCAGATGTAAATGCTCTTATGTGGGATTTACCCTATAAAGATGGGGAAGTTGATGTTATATATTGTGATAATGCACTAGAGCACGTATCTAAGTTTGAGATTGTGCCCACTTTACGTGAGTGGAAACGGGTATTAAAAGTAGGGGGCAAGTTAGAGATAGTTGTTCCTGATTTAGAATGGGCCTGTGCTTGGTGGTTAAAGCACCAGCAAACTGATTGGAGTATGGATATTCTCTTTGGTAATCAGCGTCATGAGGGAGAGTTTCATAAGACAGGTTTTACTGTTGATATCATGCACCAGTATTTGGAAGTGTGCCGGGGATTTGAAATCAAGGATATCAAGTACATGGGTACTACTGTAGCAGATATCATGAATGATACGTTTCCAGCACTTGGTCCACAGGATGGATATCCTGAAAGCTTTATAAGAGTGACACAAAGATGCTTTGATTTTGAGATATTAAGGGTTACAGAATAAAAACAGTTGAAAGACGGTCCGGTGGTGGAATGGTATACACACCTGATTCAAAATCAGGCGCTTAAAATGCATGAGAGTTCGAATCTCTCTCGGACTACCAAAATTAGAGGATGATAAAATGGAGTTTCAGCAGTTATCAATGTTTAACCTAAAGTCGGTAGTAACATCGGTAACAAAAGCAGAAATTCAGCCAAAGAAAAAAAGAGTTGTTAAAAAGCAACTGAAAGTTTGGCCTGATCTTAGGAGAGGAACGTAGTAGAGCATACTTAGCCCATTGTGGCTAACCAAAAGGTCAAGGAGTAACTTAAACTGTGGTTTCGTAGCCCAACTGGTAGAGGCGCTTGCCTTAGGAGCAAGTTAGTGAGAGTTCGAATCTCTCCGAAACCACCATTTTACCATGCTCGGAGTTGAGGTAAGTGCCCATTGAGAACAATAAAGATTACAAAGAAGACACAGTTGATACACAAAATTACGTAGATAGAAGAATAATTCACGAAAGGGAGCTTACTGATGCAAGGGATAAGTTTATAGACGAGAAACTTAGCTCTATTGAAGAGGCCCGTCGTCTTGCTAAAATAGAGCAAGATCGTAGACTCGATACTATGAATGAGTTTCGTGGACAACTTAAGGATCAAGCAGCTACTTTTATAACAAAAGATGCTGTAGAAGCTAAGCTTACTAGTGTAGAACTTGAAATAGATACTTTAAGTAAAGACTCTAATAAATATATGACCGTTGAGAGATTTGATCAGTCGCATAAAGCTTTAATAGAAAAAATAGAGAGTAAGTTTGAGGTTTATGATAGTAAACTTTTAAATGAAGAAAAGGTTACAATTAGACAGGACGCTACGCAACAATTATTAGATAAACTTGCTGTTAATAGCCGTTGGCTAATTGGTTTATCTATCGCTACAGCTATATCACTTGCTGGTCTTTTGGTTGCTGTGATAAAGATATTTGCGGGAGTTTAATATATGCGCCTGTAGCTCAACGGACTAGAGCAGGACGGTTCTAACGTCAAGGTTTGAAGGTTCGAATCCTTTCAGGCGCGCCAAACCTTCGGGGGTATAAAATGATACTAGATACAGTTAATAATCAACTCCTGTTAAATAGGTATGACCTTGCTTGTAAAGAGATACGGGAATGTAAAGCCAAGGATAATGGTGGATCAGCAGCAGAGATACGTTTTGGTAAGTCCTATCAGAATTTAGTGAGAGCAGGATTAGCAATGCAGATTAAATCTAAGTATAGGAGCCATAATGGTTAGTCTAGTAAGGGATGGAAGGCTTGTTTGGCCCTACTGCGTAGAGTGTGGTTGTAGATTAGACTTTAGGGTAATGGATGAGTGGACTTGGTTAATGCATTATGGACGTGGCCTTGTAGACCCAAGAGGCCATATGTGCAATAAGATTTTGGAAACTGCATGGGTTGAAACAGACTCAATATATCAGGGTGTAGTGTAAAGGACTGCACATGACGTTTGGGGCGTTACAGAGAAGGTTCGATTCCTTTCACCTTGACCATTTTAATATAAGGAGGTTGTAACCTGAATTTAGCCCAATATTGGGTGCAAATCAGCAGTAATAATTATGGTAAAGAAACGAAGAATGCGTACTTCGTGGTTATTCGCGGCAAAGATAACCGGGAACTTTCCCTTCGACTTTCATTTCATGTGGGATGAACGGACCAATCAGATTCAATGCTCATATTGTGGAAGATTCCTTCCGCAGGATGAGGTAACGAGGGATCATGTATACCCTAAGAGTTTGGAAGGTACGTATACAACACCGAGTTGTAATCCCTGCAATATTGCCAAGGAGAATAAATTGCCTATAGAATGGGCGGTATTTGCAACAGAGAATGGGATTGCGTTTGGAAAGGTATGGGTATCTAAAAGCAGAATAAAAAGGGAACAAGAACAACAAAGCGCCATTAATGTCTAACGGCAGCATGTCAGTCTTCCAAATTGAATGTGTCGGTTCGAATCCGGCATGGCGCACCAATACTGTAGTAATATAACGGTTATTATATTGGCTTGCCAAGTCGAAGATCGGGGTTCGACTCCCCGTTACAGTACCAAACCCGCATGGTGATGGTGTAATGGAAACATGATAGTCTCCAAAACTATTGATCAGAGTTCGAGTCTCTGTCGCCATGCCAAACTATAGAAAGCGAACAGTTATATGCCGAGGTAGCTCATTGGTAGAGCGGTGGTTTGAAGGTCCGCGCGTAGTCAGTTCGATTCTGACTCTTGGCACCAAATTTAAAGCGAGGTAAGGAAATGGGAAACTATGATTATAGCTATACAATAAATAGTGATAGTGGAAAAGAAACACTGGTTACAAATAGTCTTACAGTAGATAGTACCTCTGGCACTTCAACTAGTTGTACCGTTTATGGGTGTGGTTGTACTGGATGGCATTATTGGTATCCATATACTTATGGTTATACTACCCCTACTACTAAGTATTTATATCAAATCTTTTGCCCCAAGCCGTTATGCCCTGGAAAGTTTTGGGCCGAATTAAATGAAGTTAAAGCTTGCCCAGTCTGCAAGTCTAGAATTAAGGTAACAGATAAAGAAAGTGATTATGAGGTAGCAGTTACAAAGTAAAAGCGCTGGCGTGTAGAAAGTCCGTAACATTTATCGGCATAGCGGTAGACAGTCCGACGTGCTCTGGATAGGGGCCAGTAATTATGGGCCGGTAACTCAATGGCAGAGTAAGGGACTTTTAATCCATAAGTTGGGAGTTCGATTCTCCCGCGGCTCACCAAAAACTTTATTAGGTTTACATGCGAAAGAGACGATAAGGGTGCCACGCCTATCGGGTAGAAGAAAGATGTAAATAGGGTCTACCAACTATTGGGCCAGTAGTTCAAATGGATGAACGACGGACTCTTAATCCGTGCGCATGAGGGTTCAAGTCCCTTCTGGCTCACCAAACTTCTTGGAGGTAACAAAATGGAGCTATTAGTAATAGTCTTAATTCTCTTACTTGTCTTCGGTGGATTTGGAATTTCACGAAGATAATAACTTGGTGTTCTTAGTGTAATGGTTAGCACTTTAGTCTGTGGCACTAACAGTACGGGTTCAAGTCCCGTAGATCACCCCAATATCCCGCTGTAGTATAACGGTCTAGTACGTTTGACTGTCGATCATAAAGCGCCGGTTCGACTCCGGTCAGTGGGACCAAATTTTTATAGAGGATTAAAATGGCTAAATGGTCTTTAGAAGAAGTCACTGCAAAAGTAGACTGGGAAGGTGGAGTTTACTCAGCTTTGCAGTGGGGTCTTAAATCGAGTGATATAGCGGATGAAGAGTTATCGCCCCTTTGGGCTAAAATAGAGGAAGTCCTTCCTATTTTTGATAGGATAGAAGAAATCTTATCCGTTGTAACTATACCAGATGAATTATTATAGCCCTGTAGTTTAACGGTTAGAACGCTACTCTGATAAAGTAAAAATACAAGTTCGATTCTCGTTGGGGCTACCACCTTCCGCTTATCGTCTAATGGTGAGGACGGTTGCTTCTCAGGCAGCAAATCAGAGTTCAATTCTCTGTGAGCGGACCATCGCTGGCCCATCGTTTAATGGTAGGACGATTGGCTCTGGACCAATAAATTGAGGTTCGAATCCTTGTAGGCCAGCCAAAAATTATGCCGAAGATAGTCTGTATGAAAGCTCTTGAAAGATGGCTATAAGGTAGCGGGGGCCTTGTCACACACCCACATAATGCGCTTGTAGCACAATGGATTTAGTGTAAGAGAGTTCGATCCTCTTGATGCGGGTTCGAATCCTGCCAAGCGCGCCAAACTTTTAGTAAGGCACAGGGGGTTGCTAATGACAAATGGTAAAGGTATATTACTGGAAGAATAGAAAAAATTTTGGCGATCTTTTAACCTCCTTATTATTAACTAGATTTGCACATTTAGATTCCGAGTGGTCTGAACCTGAGTATGCAGAATTGGTTATGGCTGGTTCTGTAATGGACAGACTTCCCAATGAGTGGGAAGGGGTTATTGCAGGGGCCGGAAAGTTACACGAGAAAACAGAACGTACCTTTCCAAATGCTAAAATTCTAGCAGCACGCGGACCCCTTTCGGCAAAGGGGCTAAAGGGAAATTTTGTTCTAGCTGATATCGGTTTATTAGCAGATGAGCTAGTACCAAGGGGAGAAAAGAAATATAACCTTGGACTTGTTCCACATTGGACAGATAATGTATTAGAACATGATCCTAGATTTATTAAGTTTAATCCTAAGATCATCCGCGTTGCAGACGATCCTCTAGATGTTATAAGAGAGATAGGGGAATGTAAAAAGATAGTTAGTTCATCTTTACACGGAATTATTTTAGCAGACGCCTTTGGTATACCGAGAAGAATTGAAATTGCTCCTAGAATATTAAGCCATGCACATCAAGAGGGTGGCTTATTTAAATGGTATGACTACTCAGCCTCCTTGAATATGCCCCTAGAAATAGGCTTGACACAAGAGGTAGATAGGAATATAGTAATGGAAAAGGAGTATGAGTTGTTTGATGTTATGGAAGAAGTTAAAGGGATACTTGGTTAGGATGTTTAGAAGATTTTTAGAGTTTTTTAGGTTTGGGGACTGGCGTCATGAGGAACCCCATAAGCATTATGAACGTCCCAAGATAAGTTTACTTATACCCTTTACTACTAAAAGTGCTGAGAGAAAAGCCGAATTTAAATGGCTTCTTAAATATTGGAGGCACGAACTTCCAGATGCAGAGATTATAGTTGGCGAATCCCACAATAAAGTATTCTGTAAAGGCGAAGCATTAAATCAAGCAGCTAGAAAATCAACTGGAAAAGTTCTAGTAATTCTTGATGCCGATGCCTATATATCGGGAAGAGTTATTGAACGATGTGCTAACCGAATTCTTGAAGAGATGCAAGACCATCTATGGTATGTTCCATACCGTCATTTATACCGTTTAAAAAGGGAAGCGAGTAAAAAGATTATAGCTTCTGATCCAGAGCACCCTCTTAGATTACCTTCACCCCCATTGATGGAAGATGTTGAAAATGGTAAACAGAGTAATTATGGTCATCGTTATGGCGCAATGATTATGATCTTTCCTAGAGAGGCGCTTGACGCGGTAGGTGGATGCTTTGATGAACGATTCAAAGGATGGGGCGGGGAGGATGTAGCATTACTTAGGGCACTAGATACCCTATATGGAAAACACAAGACTGTTAATACTGATATAATTCATCTCTGGCATCCTGTTATTGGGGATAGTTATAAGACCCGAATTTGGAAAGGCCAGAAAGGGTCGCAACCTAATAGTAACTTAGCAATGGCTTATCATAGAGCTACAAGAAAGCCCGATCAGATGAGGGCGCTAGTAGAAGTAGGGTGTAGATATAGTAAACGTGGTCATTCTAGATTTAATCGAAAAGGTAAATAATCATAGGGGTGTGCGAAGCTAATAACTTCCTCCGTAGAGTCTAGTCAGGACTTATACTAGAACGAGCCGGGTGTACAACAACTGTCAACAGTAATGACTATCTTAGGCTGGTTAGTCGCCCCAATAAAATTAGGATCGGTTGAGCAATTGGCTGGCTCGCCTGACTGTAAATCAGGTCCCTTTAGGGCGTGTAGGTTCAAGTCCTATCCGGTCCACCAATGGGGTTGACTTAGAAGTTCCCACGGGGGGATTAAGTTCTTGCCAAAGGAAAAACTCGGGGGGCAGCGCCCCGACAACTCCACCATTGCGGGATAGAGAAGTGGTCTATCTCATCTGTTTCATAAGCAGCTAATCGTGGGTCCGAATCCCACTCCCGCAACCACTCTTTCTAGTAGTGAGGTCATACGATGACAGAACTTAGACACAGTAGAGATATTACTAGATTTCAAAGAGACAGAATGATTAAAAAGCGAAAGCAGAATCCCATCGCGGAGTTCTTTAATGTCCCTTACGATAACTGGTATTCCAAGCACCACTTCTCAGATTGTAGTTGTGATATGTGTAAGAGCCCAAGATATATAAGACCTAAGTTTGATTGGCGTCGTGCTTTATACGATCAAGATTACGCAACATTAGAGAAGAGAATAATACAGAACGGTTGGTAAACATAAGCCCTGAGAAATCAGGGCTTTTTTATTTGGGGTTTGAAATGGAAGAAGAACAGCACAAAATACCGGCAGGGTATGAAGGGAAGATAAAAAGACTTAGAAACATTCCTAGGTTCAAAGATTTTACTGACTGGCAACTGTTTCAGATGATCTTACGTAAAGAGCAGATCAAGGAAGAACAGAAGTTAGTTACTCTTAGTGAACCTTCTGCTAAACTCGATAAGAGATTTGAGCAGAAACTTGCTAAACTACAAACAGAGTATGGAATCGATATGAACGAATCCAATGACTCAGAAGCACTAAAACAGTTAGTTAGATACCTTATCCAGCAAGAAGACTTTGATAAGGATATGACAAGTGTTAAAGAAACACTCAAAGCCGATCCTGTTAATCTTTCTAGAACGTTAAAATCTTACGGCGACCTACAGCGCAGCCTAACAATGTCTATCAATGAATTACAGGATAGACTCGGTATTACACGGAAGGCGCGAAAGGAAAAGCAAGTAGATGATATTCCCCAGTATATAGACTCTATCAGAACAAGGGCGCTAGAGTATTGGAAACGAACAACGACAGGAATTACTTGCCCTAGTTGCAATATAGAGTTGGCACGATACTGGCTCAATTTTCCAGACCAAGAAAGCAGTATTAATATTAATCTTGTCTGCTGGAAATGTAGTGAACAGGTAATATTTGTGAGATAGATGGAAGACGAAGAAGTATTCGAACAGGAGTGGGCGCTGGCACAAATCCTTGCGCACCCAGTCCTATTTAGAGAATTTATAAATCAGGATGATCCTAACTGGCACGGCCTAGAGTTACACGAAAGGGCTTGGTCAACCTGTACATCTAGCTATGTTTCAATGTGCTGTGGGCGATCTGTGCACAAAACAACCACCATGATAGAGTTACTTTATTATTGGATGGTTAATAAGATGTTTATCCCCGGTGATCCGGGGCTTTTTGTTTTGGTTCCTAATAAGGCACAGAAGGATTTGGCGTTCTTTAGAATTCGATCAGCGTGCCTTACACACTGGCTTATAAAACAGTATGGTTCCTCAATAAATGTATCCGAAGGAAAGATAGACTTCGCCAACGGGTTCCAGCTATTGATGCGTATTGCGGGTTCAGCAGGATCGGAAGCAAACGTTATTGGTGTACACACATTCCGTATATGGGTAGACGAGGCTCAGGACTTGCCGTGGAGAACATGGCTCTCCCTACAAAACTGTCTAAAGCCTGAAATAGATGGCTACCAGATGCTAACTTCTGGTGTACCTAATGGTGAACGAAGAGAAAACGTTCTCTATACAACAGACCAGTTAGATGAGAAGTATATTAAGTTTAATGCTCCCCAAACTATTATGAGTTGGTGGACCCCCGAACTAGAATATACAAGACGAAAAGAATATTTCTCACTCCAAGAAGATTCAGAAGATTTCAAGCACTACGTTCTTGGTCAGCACGGAGTACCTACATTCTCTGTATTCGATAGAACACGATTCCTAACCGATGATTACGAAGTACAGCTAATAGTACTTAATCACCATATGTTTGAAGGGTGCAAGAGAAAGGATATTGATGGGCAGGTACGCTACCACCTAGAGGAAATCCTCGCACCACCGCCTATAGAGCCTTACAGAGGCGCTATACCGAGAGTCGGATTGGGATATGATGTAGGGTTCTCTCCTGATCCCGGTGTCTTTTTTATCATGTATGAAGATTTACAGACAGGTAAATGGAGGAATCTTGCCCGAATAGTTATGCAACGTGTAGAGTATGCTTTACAGAGAGAGGTATTAATCTGGCTAGATAGAATATATAAATTTGAATTCATCGGTATTGATATGGGTGGACCGGGCAAGGTTCAGTATCAAGACCTAGCCGGTGATCTAACCCAGTATGGAGAATATAACTATATTCAAAGACTATACCCTGTAGAGTTTGGTTCCTTTATTGTTGTTGCTGTTGATGAAGACGGCGTAGAGAAAAAGGAGCAGATGAAGAAGCACTCTGTTGAGACATTATCTAGATGGGTACAGCAAGACAGGTCTTTCGTATTCTCAAAGGATGACGATAACCTGATGGCGGAACTGGAAAGAACAAAATTCCGACGAACTATTACAGGAGAGCCGGTCTATTTCACAGACGATGACCACCAAATGGCCGCAATGATGTGCGCTGTTATGGCATATGAAAACTCATACGGTGTTCCCGTGTTACATTTAAAGGAAGAAGTCAAAATTAGGCTCATACCTGCTAAGTGGTTAGTGGCTTAATAATAGGAGTGTTATATAGTGGAAGAGAAAGCAGTAGTTAAACTGGCCAAAGCGTCGGTACTAAATGGCGCTACCTCTCCTTTCGAGGGGGGAGATTCATTTTATATGCCCGGTGGTATGGTAGATCAGCAGTTTCAGATAGCAGGACTATCCCCTGAGAAGCTGATTATTCCACGAAACTATCACTCCGTAATAAAGATGTGTTATGATTTCTATCAACGTGGGGGATCGGTTGGAACAGTTATAAACCGTTTACAGGAATTCTCAATAACAGATATTAGAAACGGTCAAGTTAGAAAGACGACTGACGAGGCTAATGTTTTCTATAAGACTATTCTTACTCGTAACCCTTCTAAAATGTCTAGATTTCTTAGTAACATGGCCTTGGAATATTACCTATCAGGGCTGCTACTTCCTAGAACTGATTATCAAGAAATAAAGGGACGTGACCTTTCTCCTGATCTAAAGCCTAACAAGACCTACAAGATGCCGACCTTTGATTGGTATCCACCCTTACTTACATACGTAGAGTGGATTGGGTGGGGAAAGCGAGCCTTCTTTGTAAAGGTACCTTCCACAGATATTAAATTGATACGCGGAAAGGACATAAAAAATCAGCAGCTTAAACAACGATTGAGTATGTATGAAACGCAGTTTCCTATGTGGGTAGAGGATATTAGAAACGGTGCAGATAAGATTCAGATTCCTGAACCTGTTAACTATATAATGAGAAAGGAAACATCTTATAGTCCCTATCCTACCCCATATCTTTACAACGTTCTAGAGCCGCTTACATATAAGCAGCAACTTAGACGGATGGACTTTGCAGTTGCATCCCGAGTTATCAATGCCATCCTTCTTGTTCAGGAAGGATCGGATATGTTCCCCCTTACAGAAGAGACAAGAGAGAATCTTGATGAGTTGAAGGCTCAAATTTTGGCGCGTGCCAATAATCCTAAACTCATGGAAAGACTATTCATCTTATTCTCTAACCATACCACACAACTAACGTGGATTCATCCAGACGTTTCTGCGATGTTAAATCAGGACAAGTATCGTCAGGTTAATGAGGAACTATCCGAAGGATTAGGGTTCGCAGGAATTCTAGGCGGCGGCGGCTCGGGAGGTTCAGCGAGGGGAGCAGCAGCAGAGGTAAGTACGTGGGGAATACTCCCAATGATGGACCAGTTACGTGTTGAGTTAATAGACTGGGTTACAACGGAGTATGAACTTGTTGGGGATATGAATGGATTTAGAAACATCCCTGTTCCTGAGTTTAGGCCCATCAAACTACAAGATGCTGTAAAGACAGCAGCGGTATTTGCTCAGGCATTTAAAGAGGGTAACATCAGTAGATCAACCAGAGATGATATGTTAGGACTTAACTTCACTTCTGAAATTGAATTAATGAAGGACGAGTTAGTCAGTATGAAAAACATGCCCCCATTCCCACCAATGCCTTATAGCCCACTTCCACCGGGAGGCGCGTTTGGGCAACCCCCACCGGGACAGGGACCGGGAGCAAAAACAATTAATGGTAGACCAGTAGGGAAGCAGAATCCTGCGGTCAGTCCAAGGTCTACAGGCACACCTAAAATTGGTGCAGAGCTAATGGAAGATGAGGAAGTACTAAACTTAATAAACAAGATAGCCTTATCTACGGGGATCGAGATTACAGATGAGAAGCTAGAAGCTATAGGCGGAATATTAGAAGAGTGAAATATCCAGTAGTTGTAGTATTATGGGAGGATCACATTCACTTTGATCGAACCCCAATATTAGAAAGCCCTAGTGCGGCATTCACAACACCTGTTCTGACAGCAGGTATTTTATATAAAGAGGATAAGAAAGCAATCATAGTTGTATCCGATATTGAGCGATACCAGGAGTATGACGATGCATCATACACAGTCATATTAAAGAACGCTATAATCGCTACCAAGGTTTTTGGTAAGGTCAAAATAAAGTCTTTACGATAAAATCGCCCAAGTTTACGATGTATTAAAGAATATTAATAGTGGGTGGCACTCACAGGTAACCATCTTTAAGGGGTGATTCAATGAAGAGTTCAATTTTTAAGGTTGTGCTTGCGTCTATTGATGCTACACCAGCTATGAATAACCCATTCTTGGTTACTGCCAGATTTATTTTTGCAGATGATCAACCGAATGAAAATAACATGGGAATTGAGTTTGATGATTTCTCTACAGTAGCGGCTAGCGCAATCAACATGCCTGTTAAGATGAGATATCTTGGGGAGGGTGTTGGAAACCACGCTGGCTCAATCCCTATTGGGCATATCACTCATATGAGTATTGATGCTACTGGGGAAGTAAAGAAATTAATAGGCACAGCAGCACTTTATGCAGAAGAATATCCAGACGAAATAAGTTATCTTACGGATGCATTTAATGCTGGTGACGCTCCCGGTATATCTTGGGAGTTAGGATATGAGGACAGTATTTTAAAAAATGGAATACAGTGGCTTAAAGGCATAATTACAATGGCAGCCACATTTGTTAGACAGCCAGCATACGGAAAGCGAACAGCATTACTTGCTTTGGCTTCCGATCAAAAGCTAACTAACGAAGAATTGGATATTGAGATACTAAAACTTGCCGAAGTATCTGTACCTAAAGAAAAAACGGGAGGTAAAACAGTGAACGAAGAAGAACTAAAGGTAGAAGTTGAAAGACTAAAGGGAGTTCTGGCTGCAAAAGAAATAGAGTTGGCTACGAAGTCAGCAGATTTAACAACATTGCAGACTACTCACAGTTCGGTAGTAGAGGAAAACACTACGCTAAAAGAAAAAGTAGCGGCCAGTGAAAAAAGTGCACAGGCAGAAGAAAGATCAAGAAAGTACATTGAGGCTGGATTTACATTTGATGAGGATGCGCCTAAGGCCGCAGCAAAGAAGGAATTTCTTGCAAATCTCTCAGAGGAAGTATTTACAGAGTATGTTGCTGATCTTGTAACAGCAAAGGCATCGGCTAAACCCGGTTCGTCTGCGGCTGCTTCATTAAAGCTTCTGATTCCTAAGCCTACTCTAGTAGATGGGGACAAGGAAATTACATTTGATGATCTACGTGCTCAGGTAAGAGAAGCAGCAAGATCAAATGACTAAATTCAAAGGAGGTTGAAGTATAAATGGTAGACGCAATTAACACTGTTAATCGAGTACAGACACTATTCGTAGTAAATAAGTACGATGATATCGATGGCAGCCGAGTAGCACAGGAAACACCAAGAGGCCGATTCTGCTTTAGGGGAGCGGATGGGCGAATGCATCTTCCTGCAAGTGCAGGAGAGGCAGACTTGTCTATGTACCCCGTAGATTGGGCAAAGCCGCTAAATCCCCCACCGTATTTCGATGGAGCCGGACTTAACGGAGAAACACTATATCCATTTGATGATGGTTCAAAGGATTCATCTGAGTCAACGTTCCTAATGGACCCTGATTTGGCGTATCAGACACCTTGGCCAGCAGCAATCAAGGTGTACGAGTTGCCGCCAGCACTTTATGGTATTCCAGTAACATCTGGTAACAAGTGCTTGGTGTACGACGAAGGTACGTTCACATACGGCTCTGGAAACTATACTGGTTACATTGGTGACTATGCAATAGGATCAGTCGTATACGCAGGAAACGGAGCTACAGACGGCGGAAAACTTTCATATACAGCAAACGGCGCTTCCGTAACAGTTGGAGTAGTTGTTGGGCTAGAAATTTTCGGCGCAAAGACCGTTACTGTTAAGACTAAGGGAACAAATGGTTTATAATAATATAAATCTAAAAAAGGAGGCGAAGACTAGATGAAGAAATTAACTCCCGAATTGCGAACAGCATTAGCTGAACTAGCAAAGAAGGATAAGAACGCTTTTGCGGCAATTATTACAGAGTATGTAGACCCCGTGTATTTGTCATTTGATCTTTTGGCCCAGTTCATGGGCACTAGAGAAATGCAATTTGGCGATATCTTGGTTAAGCGATTTAAGGGCAAGTACAATGTACAGCAAATCGTTCCCGGCCAGATCACGCTAGGTCAGCAGATTCAGGTACGAGACAAGGCTTTTAGCATTAACCTCGATATCTTGTCAGCAAAGGCAGAATATAACACACTAGAATTAGAGCACGGTGGACCGTCATTCACACCGGAAACAGTCCGAAGCGACATTCAGAAGGCGCTCAACGAAAAGTTGATCCTACGAACATGGAACGCTTTAGGAAATATCTGGAATGCCGGAAATGCAGCAGCACTAACACTACCGGGTTCCGCGTTTTCTAACTTTATAGATGCCGCAGGACCACTAACTTCTACTGCTCTTGACAACGCTATTGACCATGTTAACTACTGGTCTGGTGGAGTAAAGGCAATTATAGGGACAGAGGCAGCGTTAGCACCACTAACAACATTCGGACAGTATAAGATATTTGCAGGAAACGTTAACGGAGTAACGGGAACAGGCGATCAGTATGTAACAATTAATGGTCAGCCCCCACTTTCATTCAATAATGTTTCACCATTTGGCAATGGCACTAAGGGTGTCGAGTCATACAGAGGCGTAAGCAATATTGTACGACTAAAGCAGATTTTCGATCAGACTGAGTATCCGCCACTTCCTCTTCTACCGTCAGATTTTGTGCTGGTAGTAGGAGACAATATCGGAGAATTCATAACTTATGGTGGCCCACAGTATAAGGAATATGTCGATAATCGACCTACCCCTCCGTACTGGAACTATGAGACATGGATTCAGTTTGGAATGATCCTTTGGAATGCTAGAGGAATAACCAAGGTTAAGGTTACATCTCAGGTTCCGTAAGCAGTCCCACAGTATGTGGTAATTGAATATTAGTAGATGGGGGCCATTCGGTCAGTTATGGCCGGATGGCCCTTTACTTTCTTTATGTGCCGGTAGACCGGCTTGGATGCATCTTTAGGGTGCTAGGGAGATTTTTGAGATGAGTGAGGAACTTACATTTTATAAGAAGAACGTACCTTTCAACGTGGGTATCAGATTTAATATACAGGACTCAACTGGAATGGTATTATCAAATGCCAACTCCTATGTTGCAATTGAGAACACCAAGTTACGCGACTTTAAGATGGCTAATAGACATGCCATTGAAAAAGGATTAATTCTTGAGTCTAAAGAACCCGCAATGAATATAGAAAATGCTAACACCATTGATGACGAACAGGCAGCAGTAATTGTTAAGAACGTATTTGTTCTTAAAAAGAAGCTGACTGAGATATCATCTGATACTGCTTTGCTTAAACTTTACACAGCGGCTAAGGCCGCGAAGCGTTCTAGCCAAGTGTTAGAAATGATTGAGAATCGTTTAGCGGAAGTATCGCCCATACTAATGCAGGGCGCAGGAGTGGAGTAAATTTGGAAAATATGCTAGATATAGTTCCGCCCTTTAAGCGGCACCTTGGGGTATACCAAGAGGCTAAGGATACTGATTCTACTTTAGCCGCCTATCTTTCCGACGCTGTAGAGGCACTACAGTTTAGATGGTCACGAACGTATGCAATTACTTTTATTCCACCTAACTCGTATTCGGTAGAACCGATGATTGCAAGTAAGGATAAGCGGCCTATCATATTGATGGGATCAGTTATCTATAAGATGGGTAATCTTCAACTTGCCAACTTCCGTGATCAGGATTTCTCGTATAACCCACAACAGGGCCGACAGAACCCTATCCAAGTAGACGTTGAGGAATTGGCACGATATCTACCAATATATAGACTGGCAAAAGCCGTTACTGCCCCACTAAATGGCTACAGCAACATATACTCGTCAGAAAGTTATAACAGTTTTATCGCTGGCCTAATGAGCGATGGTGGAGCGATTTGGGATAACTACAGCCTATTCTAAAAATGAGGTAAAGGTATGGATGTTACAATTCTAGTTCCAACATATTTTGGAGCGCCCCTAGTTACTAACTGTGTTAATTCGATAATGCAGCAAGTCATAAATCCGCGCATTCTAGTCTATAAAAACGATATTGGATGGTTGAAAGCATGTAACGAACTAATGTCTTCGACTTTAACGGATGTTATTGTATTAAACGATGATACTATTATTCTTTCTGATATTGTGCAAGAGATGAGAACCCTAGCTTATTCCGATCCCAAAATTGGAATTGTTGGGGGAAAGTCTATCTCTCCTGACGGGCAGCACGTAAATAATTATGGGATATTCATAGCACCTGACGGTAATACTGCCCATAAATATTACGGGGAAGATAAAAGCAATGTTACCGAAGTTGTTACTCAAAAGTCTGTAGAGGGTTCCTGCATGTATATAAAACGGCAGGTAATCAATGATATAGGACTGTTCGATGAGAACTTTGGTATGGGCTATCGGGAAGAAATTGATTATTGCTATAGAGCTAGAGAGAAAGGGTATGACGTTGTATCCTGTCCCACCGCTGAGTACATACACTTGGTTGGACAAACCTCTGCAAGACTCGGTATATGGAGCAATAAGCACGAGTACTTCATGTCAAAATGGGGCGATAAACTCGCCACTGGAAAAATATAGGAGAAGGAAATGGGCAAGGTTCCAGTTAAGGGTGATTTAGCCATGTTTTATGGTGATATGCCGAACAATGGCAGCTATGACAATGGTGTGTGGCTTGACATTTTACAGGTTCCATTCATACAAAAAATTGACGAAGCACGAGATTATAATACCGTCATCCGAACGCTGTGGATTGACGCGAGTGGGTGGAGTAAGGAATTACGTGCCAGATATCCCGAAATGGTACAGATAGGGTTATCAGATCATCCACTATCTTCTCATATAAGTCGGCTGCCAGCCGATAAACAGTTTGATTACATTACAGATTTACAGTATTTAAATGGGCTAATGGCTTTGACCGAAGAGGAACGAAGCTGGTATGCAAGTGCCGTTCCCAGTATTCCAGTAATCAAAGTTGGTCTACCCTTCCCTGTAGAGAAATATACTATAAAGTATAGCCATCTACAGGACTCCAAGAAAGAGTACGTAGGGCTAGGTGTGGGTGCGGCAGACAATGATAGAAACTTTATCTCTAACCTCCTAATCTTTAGAGCTTTGAGAAAGGAAAATCCAAATCTTGTTGGGGTATTTTTATCCGTTCCAGATAAGTTGATGGCTTATTGTACTTACATGGCCGACCACTTTGACGGTGTTTATATCCATAAGCGAGAGAGCATGGATTCATATATGGAGATGCTATCAAGATGCAAACTCGTCATCAGTATGACAGATAGAAACTCCCCCGGCAGGGTACAGGGTGAAGCAGCGTTTTTTAAAATTCCTGTTGTTGGGTCTAATAGATTAGAGTTACAAAATGAGTTGTATCCTAATTATTCTTGGAGTCCCTTTGATCTTGAACCGGCTTTTGAATCGGCGCGGTGTATTTTAAAGGATCAAGTATCAGCAGATTTCTATTCGCAGATTGCGCATGATACTCTAGTAGCGAACTATGACTATGTACCAAGTAAGAAGAAGTTTATGGACTTCTTAGCCAAAGTAAGAGGCGATTAGTGTGCCCTACACATTTAAGATAAACAAGGCATGGATGGAGAGAACCATCGTTGCTGTACGGGAAACCATAGGGCGTAACGTTACCTTCTACAATGTTGCCAGAGCGTCCTGCGGCCTCTGTACGGCCTCTGGATACTATGACGTGACTAATGACACCACTTTCTTTTTTAATTGTCCTATATGCAGTGGCCAGTACTGGATTAATACAGAGGTTGGGACAGAGGTTTTAGCCAGAGTTAGATGGTCCAGCGATCAGGCAATTACAGCAACTCCGGGCGGGAGATACTATTTAGGAGATGCTACTGCAACAATAGAAGATAAATATTTACCCATAGCAGAAAAGGCATTTGCAGAAACGGGCAAGGTAGTCGTGGATGATAAGGAGATGCAAATCATCAAAATCATTCCCGAAGGCGCTATGGCTATTAACAGATACAAAGTAATCTTGAAAGGTTACGGAGATAAATAAGGTGAGGTAAGGATATGCAAGCAAACATAGTAGTTTGTCCCCATTGTGATAAAGAGTTTGTTCATAATAAAGTAAATGGAATTTCTTTAATCCAGGGGGCACAAGATATAGAAGCAAGAAAACGAGTATATATAAAGTTAATGCTTGACATGCTAGAGAGTAGAACAGATGCTAAAGCCTTTCCGGCAATCAAGAAGATTGTTCTGGATCATTTCAATGATATGATTCGTGACGTTCACACAATCTTGGGCTTCGGTGTAGATGCTGAATAGGAGATGATCGTATGCTATCGTATACAATCGATTATTCAGATACAGCGATGTTTCTAAGTAAGCTTGCTCTTGAATCCGAGGCAGCTACCAGACTATTTTTTGCAAGCGCTGCCGGGCGTCTAAAAGAACTTCTTATAGAAACTGTTATGGAAGTAACACAAGATGGATTTCCACCAATATATAAAGATCATTTAATAGAGGTTATCAATGCTACTCCACCCATTGTGCTAACAAGTGCAGGGGTTGATGTTGATCTTATGCTGTTGGGCTCTTATGAAGATTACACCAAGGGATTCCACAGACATGCTATTGATACAGAAAAACAGAGAATAGAACTTCCTTATGCAGGTCAGGGATTAAAAAACGATGTTACTACAAGAGCAACTTATTGGGAAGATGAAGTTGCTCCTACATTTCTTTATGATGATACGCTATATAATAGAATAGAAGTGTGGGGTGCTTTAGCACCTGAATGGTGGGTGCTTCAAAACGGGTCAGAGTATGAGCCTAACGTAGACCCACAACCATTAGCAGAATTAATTGCTGCTAAGGCAGCGTACGAATTACCCGCGTTGTATGAAGAAATGCTACAAGAAGCAGTTAACTTAGCAGATCAGGGATTGGGGGTTAGACCCGGCGGTGGAACATACCACAATATCCGTGGTGGGTTTGCTCAGAATACTGGACAGTTTTCACCAAGGGGGTAATAAATTATGCCAAGTAAGTACATGGAACGGCGTTCCATTAGAAACAAACTAGAGAGCAATCTAGGCTGGACTGGAATAAATTACAGGGAAGGCTTTCTCAAAGACGCTGAAATCGTTGTGCCGTGTGTATCTGTATTCTTTCTACCCTCTAACTTTAAGGCACTACAAATGGGGCACGATAGTACTAATAGCGTTACCCGTATAGTGCAGATAGATTGCTATATGGAGAGCGAACCAAGAGCAGACGCTATCTCAGAAGCAATAGCAACCTATATAGAAGCTAACCCCATCTCTATCAAAGATCAAAATGAAAATGAGGTAGGAGTGCTCTCTTCTGATACAGAATCAATAACTTGGCAAACCGTGCCCCCGATTTTAACTAATCCGAAGATTATTAGATGGCGATCTATAATTAGAGCTACATTTCATGCTTATTATTATGAGTAGTCCGATACACTTAATTGGGCGGACTCTTTAGGAAAGGAAAGGTCTTATTTAGAATTTTAAAGGAGGAAGAGTCACATGGCAAGACGCCCAAGAATACATAGTAGAGACATTCAGCCGCTTTTGGCTACACCACAAGGTATGGTAGCAGTTGCAAGAGTGCAGCGATTCGATTGGCCACTAACTCTACCTACCACAACTATCGATGAGTTAGGTCGAAAGTTACACGTAGGAAAGACACAGGAAACACCAACCGTAACAGTAACAGTGGAAGCGTTTGACGTTTCCCATAATACAGTTTCGTATCTTACTGGATACACTCCCTCAACATTTCCGGCATCTGGTGTATCAATTACCCAGTTAAAGAATGTTGATGTTATAGGACAGATTAGAGATTCAAGTACCCTAGGTATTGTTAATGCTTTGTATGTTCCAAGAGGAACAGTAACAGGCATGGATGCTTCATTCGGAGTTACAACAAACTCTACGGTTACTTATACAGTTTCAGCAAACGCTAAGAAAGAATTAAAGAACCCCGTATACTATGAGTTACTTACTACAGGATCGGGTACAGCAGCACTAACCAGAGCACCATCATGGTTGCCCGTCACATCTGGATATCTTCTAAGTGCATTTAGAACATCAACAAATGGACAGGGAGTTTATCTAGACAATGAAATAGACTATACTGTAACAGGAAGCAATGTTAACTTCATAGGCGGCGCAGCAGGGGATGTTACTTGGGTTACTTACACAAGCACAGCAAATCCAACAGTACTGTTCCAGCCTCTTAATGATACTGATACTGCTGCTGTTCAGGGCAAGTACGTACCGCTATCTATTTCCGTAAGTAGCATTCCTAGAGTGCAGACTGCAACTATTAAACTAGCCTACGCAGTAGAAACACTCTACGAAATGGGTGGACTAGGAAAGCCAATTGGTAATGAGCTAGGAGTACCCAATGTAACAGGTGACGTATCCGTATTCAAGACAGATAACGATCTTGTTAATATTCTAACCGGCACACCATCAGCAGTAGAAACAAATATGGAGTTTGCTAGAATGGACCTTCCATTAAAGGTTCAGTTGAAAGACCCAAGAAATACTGCAAACGTATTACTTACTTACTACGTGCCTTCAATCACAGTAGTAAGTGAGAGCGATACATCTCAGGTTAACGCATCGGTAATGGAAACATTCGCATGGGAATCAACAACAGGAGAGCTATTCGTAGTATCCGGTGTTGGTCCTTGGTAAGATTTATTAGCAGCTAATTGGATAGTTTAGGTTACTAAACTTTAAAGGGTAGTTGGGCGTGAGCCTAACTACCCTTTATTATTTTTAGGAGGAAAAGGCATGGGAAGTATTCAAGACCTATTTAAATATAAAAGACCAGTAGAAATAAAGGACCCAAAAGGAAATACCGTAATGACGTTATGGGTAAGACTCCTTGGTGATCATGATTTAACTGAGTCCTATAGAATGGGACGCCTCGCTTCAGCAAGGACAAGAAGGGAATTACGTAATACTGAATCCGACGAGTATATTGCTGAGGTATCACTTATAGAGGAAGGAGCATCTAAAGATTTAATCGAGTTAATTAAACAATCTCAACAATCTGATGTAGTAACACAGGCTTCCTCAGCCATAGATCGAGAGGATATTCCTAAGATAGAAAATTTTGCTACTGATCCTGACGCTCCCACTCTTGAAGAACAGGAGAAAAGAGATATAGAAGAGTTACAGAATGAGTTAGATTACCAGAATAAGGTTCGTGAGTATATAGATACCAGAAATTTAGAGATAGTTGAAAGACTACAGGCTATGGATAGAGGGCAGTTAATAGACGAATCTCGAAAGGCCATGTCAAATTTAAGGGCCTTAACTACATTTATTCAAGAAGTAGTAAATCAAAAATCATTTCGAGGAACTTATTTAGATAAGGAATGTAAAAAGAGAGCCTTCCAAGATTATGATGATTATCTTAATCAGCATTCTTCCTTGAAGACACAAATTGAGGCTGCATACCAAGACCTAGAAGTTAGCCCGGACGAATTAAAAAACTAGCAGAGGGTGGTATACTTAATATGGCTATTACCACTCATAAAGAAACAGGGTTGCCGTTCATAAAAGATATTGAGACAACTTCCGAGTTACCCCACACTATTTCTTTTGCTATAATGTTTGCTGCCAAATTAAATTCTTTTAACGAGTTGCCCAAAGATAAGCAGCCCCCTAGAGGAATTTATGATAAGCCATATAGGTTAGAGCAGTGGTTTGATGAGGTATTTGACAATAAAAATCCTAGAGAAAAGGAGAACACATCGATTGAATTTGATCCAAATGAGGTGGAATAATCTGTGCCTGATATTGCGTTTAGGTTAACATCAGCAGGAGCATCAGCGGTATTGTCTAGCGTGGGCGATGTTGCTACGTTTGTTAGAACACAGAATGAGGCTTTACAGGCTTCAGCTAAATCGATGTTTGGGGCGGGAATGGGGATTAGTGGTTTAGGTAGTCAGGTACAGGCTCTTGGACCCACAATCAGAAGTGCTAGAGTAGAGTTTGATGCCCTTAACAAGTCGGCCAAAGTTTTTCAAGAGACAGGAATAAATCTTCCAACTACTAAGGCGGGAGTATTTGATTTCATGTCCACTGGTTGGGTACAAACTGCGACTGTAAACAGTGAAAAAGTAATTGGGGCAATGAAAGGTGTTTCTGACGCTTCTCTAGAAATGGAAAGAGTGCAGAAAACTGTTGCTGCATCGACTGCTGCGCCATACCAGTCACAGATTGCTGCACTTCAGCAATCAACCACTGCAAGAGCCAGTATATTAGCAGGCTCTAAAGCTGAGGTAGCCGCTTATCAAGCAAGTGGAAAAGAAGTTACCGCAGCGATGAAAGGCAGAGTGGGAGGACTTACAACCTTCCAAAATGCCGAAACTGCTCAATTAGTTGCCTTACAGACAGAATCGGCAGCAAAAGTTGCAGGAGCAATCGAGGTTGGTGGTACAGAACAAGCTGATGCTATTAAAGCGCAAGCAGAAAAAATAAGGTTAGCAGAAGCACAGATGAAGTCTGCATATATAACGGCTGCTAATCCCGCACCTACCCCTGCAAATGTTTCATCCACTCTTGCAGCCTCTCCGCAACTATCCACCATGCTGCAAAAGGCTGGCTTACAAATGGGAAACCTTTCCGGCACTGCCAACTTCAACCAACCATATGAAGACTTAGTTAGAAACGTAACTAAGGTTGGTGGATCGTTCACAGATACGGCAGGAAAGGTAAAGAGTTTCGGAGCAGAAATTGGGGCTAATGGACAAGTTATTACAAGATTTGGTGGTCAGTTATCTGGTATGAGCAACTTCTTAGCTCAGATACAGAGAGACTTTGTAAAGGTTATTGAGTGGACTATTGCTACAACCTTTGTTATCGGTGCATTAGGTGCTGCAATGGGTGGCCTTAAAAATATCAACCTGATAGATCAGTTAGTTCAGAAGCTTGGAATTACTTCCCAAATGAGTACCGCACAAGCTAGAACATATTTTGATACCGTAGCACAAGTGGCATATGAAACAGCAACCCCATTAAATGAGATGTTGTCTTCTGTTGACGATATAGCCTTAGCAACCAAGAGAGCCGGGCAATCAACTGATGAATGGCGTGCTCAAATGAATAACTTGATGTTTGCTGTAGGTGTTTATACTAATATTGCTGGTGTCGATACTGTTGCAGCGACAGACGATTTAACTGCTGCTATGAAGCAGTTAGGCTTACATGCTGATGATATGATAAACGTTCTAAATAAAGTTTCAGCGGTTGCTAGTGGTCAGGCCAACGCTATTGCAGAAATTATGAAGGGCCTATCAGTAATGGGTGAAACTGCTTCAACAGCAGGATTAAGCCTTGATCAAATGATTGGCTTCCTACAGGTATTAGGTCAGGTAACAGGCAAGTCTGCATCAGAAGTTGCGGTTTCTTTCAAGAACCTTGTTGGATCAATTGACTCTACTGCATCTATTAAGATGCTAGATAAATTTAAGATTCAGGTAAAGGATGCACAGGGAAATGCTAGAGACTTCCTATCTATTCTACAGGATGTTTATACCGCTATACAAACAGGAGAAATACCTGCGGGACAAGTAAAAGCAGTTGAAAAGGCTATGGCCGGTGGACCTAGACGAGCACCTGATTTAGCAGCTATTCTATCAAACTTTGCACCAATAGCGGATTCAACGACAATTGCTGCCAATGCTCAAAACAATGCCTTGCTTGCAAATGCTAAGATACTTGAAACAAACAGTGCTAAAATAGTCCAACTAAAGACTAAGTTAGATTCCCTTATGTTCGATACCTTTGGCCCTGCTATTAGGGATGCTATTACAAGTGTTTCATCTGCAATAATAAAACTTATTAATGTTATTCAGGGCATTCCTTCGGGATGGATAGAGGGCGCAGTAAAAGTTGTTGCCTTTATAGCGGCTATTAAGATAGCCCAAATAGCAGTAAGCTTAATAACAAGTACATATAATGGCCTTAGTGGAATGCTAACAGGCATAATAGCAAAGACAGCAGAGTGGGGTGTAACTCAAAAAGCTGTTGCAGCAGCAGCTATGGATACAGAAGGCTTTCTTGCTGGTGGAGCAATGGGCGCAGCAGCAGGAACAAGAACCGCAGCGCAGTTAGCAACAAAAAATACAGGTGCAGGATTCTCAGTATCAGGATTAGTAGGTATGGCATCTAAAGCAATAATGCCTGCAATGATTGGTGCAACAGCAGTACAAGCAGTAGGCGGAAATATGCTTCAAACAATTGGTGGAGGAATAGGCGCTGCTGGTATCGCAATGACTGGTGCGGCACTTACGGCAACTGGTGTTCTATCTCCACTTGGAATTGCACTAATAGCAGCGGGTGGGGCATTAGCACTATTTGCAGGAGATTCCAAAAAGGCTTCGGATGCTTTAAACGGTACTTCGGATGCTGTTCTATCGGCCGCTACAGCGTACACTACGGCTAAACTTAATACTACCTTGTTAATAGATGAGCAAAATAGTCTAATAGCACAGGTTGGTCAGTTAGGATCAGCTAAAGATACAGCTTCTATGTATGCTAAAATAGATGCTGAAACCAATTTAGCGGATGTTTCCGCTAAGTTATCTGTTGCCAATGATGATCTAACCAAATCATATAGTGACCTTAGTGCTGCTATGGCAGAATCGGGAGGAAATATCCCCGGAATGGGTCCGGGGTATGCCGATCTAATTGCAGCCGTATCAGCAGGAACAGCAACCGCAGAACAGATTTCTCAGGTATATTCAACGCTTCAATTGCTATATCTAAAGGCTGCTTATCCTAACATGTATGTTAGTCCAACAGAGTTAGGTAAAGGGCCACCAACGCTCACATTCCAATCTAGTCTTCCTGACGCTATTCCTACGCCAGCACGCACCAGCCCCCAACTGGCCACCGATAACTTGGGAGATATACAAGGATTAACTGATGCACAAAGGGCAGATATTATAAAGCACATGAATCCTGGTGCAACCTCACAGTCTCCGCTAGAAGCATTTAAATCTAGTTTTCAAGATAATGGATCAGGTGGCCTAAAATTAAACCCCGGAACAGTTATAGACAAGAGTTCAGCCGCTTCACTTTGGGGCGGAACTACTCAATTTGCAGATCAAATCTCTAATATGAAAGACTATACAAATGCTTTAACTGATGCTAAGGTACCCACTGGTGATCTTACAGCGGCAACAGAGTATTTAGCGAAGGCTAAAGCGTATCTTAATACGGAAGTAATCGCTGGCGTTTCCGGTATGACTCAGGATAAGGTTAACTTAGTAATGGGCAACCTTAGTTTTGCAAGTACTTTGCTAACCAAGCTAGAGTCCCAACCCATAAAGCCGGACTCTGCCGGTAGAGTCGATGCAACTACAACAAATAGTTCAATAAAAATGGTACAGGAGTACATGAAAGCGGTATCTACGTTAAATGGTGAGCCAATTAAAACAGACACCCAAGCTTGGAAAGACTTAGTAGCAGCCGAATCTTTAGTAAGTCCAGCATTTGGTAATATGGATTTACCCACACAGGTTATGATGCTTAGAAACTTGGGCGCAACAGTTGACTATTTAGGAACAGCAACCAATCAAGCCGCAGTAGATTATAGTGTATTAGCACAAGCTATTGATGATTCCACAGTCGCCGCAAAAGGTAAAATAGCTGCGGACATATTAAGCGTAAAGTCGCAAGTAGTTAGTAAAGCAATAACTCCATCTGTGGGGGCATCACAGTTGAGTCAATTAACAGCCATGCAGACTGGCTATGCTAAATTAGATGCTGCCTTTCAAGAAAATACAGATATTGTCCCTGTCTTACAGGAGCAACTTGGAAGTCTAGCAGGGATGGAAAGCATATTATATGGTAAGACTGAGGATACTGGTATAGCAATACTAGATATGGCTAGAACGATGGGAATGACTGGGCCTCAAATAAATAACCTTATAACAATGCTTATAAAGCTATCTACTGCTCTACAGCTAATCAAAGATACACCAGATATAGTTAAAACTATAACGGTACAAGTAAGTACGATAGGATCAGCAGCAGGGAATAATCCTTCACCGGGCTTCCTGATCGGGGACCCGACCGTAATGGCCCTTATGGACAAGCAAGCAGCAGCGGTAGCCGCTGGTAAAAAAGCCGCAGCAGATGCAGCGAGTTACGAAAAAACACTTCAGGGGATGTTAATGAGTGGGGGTCCGATGAATGTTAGTACTAAAGCATCTAAAGCTGCCACCACACCTAAGGCTGCTGCTCCTGCATTAGTTGTTCCCAGTACGGTCGAGATTCCCCAACAGTGGATAGATACAAAGATGAATATTATGGATACAATGAATAAAGCAATAGCTTGGGCTACGAAGTATGAGGCTGCTATCCCGAATGCAACAGCCGCCAGTAAAAACGACATAGTTGCAGTAATGGAAGGTAACACAAGAGTTCTACTAAAGGTAGGCTTATCATCCGATGCTCTAAGTAAGGGAATGGCTGCTCAAACAGACGCAATTAAAGCTAATACTGACGTTCTTACTAAGGCAGATACCATTCGTAGAATTCGTGTGGGAGCAGGAGACTTTGCAGCTTTGGCAAATGTTCCTACCAACAAGACAAGTGGAGTCAGCGTGGGTAGTCCACAGGGACCAATCACAGTAAGCCTAAACATAACTGGTCAGGTTCTTACCAAAGCACAAATGGAACAACTAGGTAATGCCGTTGCTGCTGGATTAGGCAGTCAAATATCTGGCGGATAGGGAGAGAGATAATTATGAGTCCTTTAGGTCCAGCGCAGCAATATCTTGCTCGTTATAACAATTACGTACTTCCCGGCTATGTTCAATCAGAGAGCTTTGACTCTATGATGAATGTTGTACAACATTATGGAGCTTACATCGACGGAAGCCCTTCAGAAGAGACTGGGTTAGCAAATAAAGTTATTTCTTTGACGTTACTGGTGTGGGAAACAGACTACCTAACCTGTAAACAACAAGTAGAGTTAGCTGCTACGTATCTACGAAGTTATAGAGGCGGATGGGCAAATTTGTACGTACAATATGCGGATAAACATTATTCTGCAATGGTTAAATCTATTACTACGGATAAGGCTACTGGAAGTTCTGTGCGCCAGCTTACTTATAAGGTAGATTTTGAATGCCGCCCTTGGTTAATTGGTGAGGAACTTCATGTGATAAGTAGTGACACTGATGAAGTAGGGCGCACAATATATAGTGGAGGCTGGACACCTACTATCGTAACACTAACAGGGAATAGCATAAGCGGTATGACTGCGGATAGCCAGTCTACAGGCAGTATTGTAACAACTGGCGTTACCGGATTGGTTGTGGATACAGAAGCCTTCACGGCTACAATTGGGGGCGTTAATAAGAACGCGCTTGTTACTACAAAGGACTACCGCTTATATGTGGGGCCGGGAAGAACAACCTTTACAGTAGATGGATCAGCAAGTATAAGTTACTACGATCATTGGTACATATAAAATAAAGGAGAAATATAATGGCTGATACAAAAATTAGCGCTCTTACTGCTGCTTCCTCTGCTCTTGGTACTCAGGAAATTCCTGTCAACGAGGGTGGAACACCAAAGAAATTAACAGTTGCACAGATTCAGACGCTCTTTGGCGGCGTCTCGCCGGACACCCGGCCGTCATCGCCCAGTGCCTATGACAATGAGTTCGACACGCTCTCGGGCTGGACAACGCTCGGCACGCTCGACACGGCGAACGTCACCGACTTCCCGAGCCACGTCCACATCGGGCGGACGGCGGGGGAGTGGCGACTGGACGGCACCTACAAGGCGGCGCCCACGATGCCGTACACGGTGACGGCCAAACTCAGCGACACGACGGTGGGCGCCGACTATCAGTCCGCGGGCATCTTCGTTGGGGAGGCGTCGCCGGGCAAGCTGCTCACTTGGGGCCAATACTGGGAATCCGGCCGCGGATTGAGTCGCCAGATATGGACAGACCCGACAACGCGATTAGACAATGCCGCCTTTGCAGCGGGTTGGCCGCCGTTGTACCTGCGGATGATCGTCACGTCCTCGACTGACGTTGTGTGCCAATACTCCTATACCGGCTTCCTCTGGACGGAGGGGGCCGCCACAATCGACCCGGAGATGACCCTTGCCAGTGTCGGCTTCGTCGTGAGTGACTACTACGGCGCTAAGGTCGAAGCTGCCTTCGACTGGATCAGGTTCGTGTAGTAGCCTGATAAACAAAGTTAATAAGGTCAATTTAATGGCCTAAAACTCAATACAATGGGGATGGTTTGGTTGAATAACATGATAGAAACCCTTGAAGGATATTCAGGGGTTTCTATTTTTATGCCCAAATCAGGTGATTTGTAATGTCTAAATATCTTCTTGAAGACAGTTCTGGTGGGTATCTACTTGAAGATGGTTCTGGCGTTTTATTGCTAGAGTCCGTAATTAGTAGTGTATACGCACAAACTGCTGTACAAGTACTATCTAATCAATCCTATTATGCTCAATCCCAAGGGCAGATATTAGTTACATATCGAAATAGTAGCCAGTCTCGGGTTAAAATAGCTGTAAGTAGTACTTTCCAATCTTATGCCCAAACTAATTCCCAAATTATTTATATTTATACTGCTCCATATGGAAAGGGGCAGGCGCAGGCACAGATCATCTCCTTTGACGTGCCCCAATATGCCCAGTCACAAACTAGTATATTAATTTCCCAACAAGTTTATGCCCAAGCAACTGCTTGGATATCAATCCAGCGGTATACTACTGTATTTCAGGATACGTTTAGTCGTACTACAACTGCGCCCCCATTTGCTATAGGTAATGCCGATACAGGGCAACCGTGGGTCTGGTCAGGTTGGGATACTAGGTGGAATGCAAGTACTACCCCTATATATGTTAATGGCTCTGTGCTGGTTATGCCTATACCTAGTGGGCAAACTTATGACTCCCTATATAATACTGGTGCTACTACAGGTAATAATGATGGCGAGTTCTTTATGGATATATGGATTCCTGCATCCGGTGATAATGGTGCTTATACATATTGGTATGATCGTAACTGGTATTTTCGTGCAACTAATACTGAAACCTCCTACAATATATCAGGCCCCAATAGTAATGGATCATGGCCTATTTCAACTAGAAGTGCTTGGTACACAACACACGTTGTAATAAGTACTACAGATTCCAATCACGTTAAGATACATTTTTGGAAAGTAGGAGATACTGAACCTGTTACGTGGACAGTAATTCAGACCTCATGGCCTGTAAATCAATTAGGCAGCAATAGCCCCGGCCTTCTTGATATCTATGAGTCTAGTGTTAATGAGGCTTCAAAGTTTGATAATATTATTGTTAAGGGTGTTGGCGCGTTCTTATATAATCAATCTAATGCTCAGGTTAACGCTAATATACTTGTCGTATCTAGTGTATTTTCCCAAGCATTAGCCGTAGTAAATCAATCACAGTGGGTTGGACAGGCACAAACAGATATTCTAGTATTTGATAATAATACTTTTTCCCAAACACAGGCATTCATTAAAAAGGGCGCAGGATATGCTAATGCACAAGCATGGCTTGATATTGGCCCTTATAACAGCTATGCATATAAGGTAAAGCAAGACGGTGCTGTAAGCTTTTGGCCAATGGAGGGACCTAAATCTAGTGGCCCACAAGATATTATTGGTAATTATACTCTAACAAAATACTATGATAACTACTTTAATTACGGTTCCCCTTATGGTGGTATAAATCCCCCATATAGACAGGCTCATAGTTTCTATTATTACTACGGATATCTTTATTCCCCAACTTATTCTAGGTTCCAAGGTACCCAATGGACGTTTGAAGGGTGGGTACAATTCTATACGGGTTATGGCATTTCAGGTAAAGCTCCAATATTCTCAATAGGCTCTAGTGTTGTTGTTGGACAGGGCGGAACCACCCCTAACTCGTTGGGTAACTATGTTACTACTATGTGGGGAAGTACCGTTTATAACTCTAATGTTACAGTAGATGCTGGTAACGGATGGTCTTCTTGGTACTATCTTGCTCTTACTTACGATAATGGAACAGTTACTTTCTATGTAAATGGTGTACAAACAAATCAATGGAATGGGTCTTCTGTTGCCGGTAATTATTTCTATTTAGACTACTCACCTTATCAGGGTTCAAACGTTTCTCAAAACTATTACCCTATATATGACAGTATAGCCGCTTATAATACGGTATTAACTTCTGCTCAAGTAGCCGACCACTATATTGCAGGTAAGCTACAGGCTTATGCCCAAGCAGGGGCCTTAATTACTTGGCGTTGGGGATTTGCTGGTGCTTCTTGGTATATATATAACCTGACACCGGGAGCAATGAATATTTTCCAACAGATTAGTCAGGCTGCTGTTGCTATATTTGCTACCACTAATCACTATGCACAAGCAAGAGTAAAAGTAATATATAAAGATACTTCTAAGTCTGCACAGGCACAAGCTGCTTTTAATCCTTTCTATGTCCCAACATTCAATATGGGGTTGTATGTAAATCAGGATGATACTACCTATTACATTGTAAATACACCCGGATGGCCTAACTTTCCTGAATACTCAATGCCTGATAATGCCCAGTGGTGGGCAACAGGAACCTTCGTTGCTGATGTATCGGGTACATGGCAATTCCAAATGTTTGCCGACTATTCAGGGTATCTAAATATAGATGCCACCACTGTTCTAACTGCAAGTGCAGAAGTTGATGGTGGATATGCAACCGGCTCTATCTCCCTTACTGAGGGAACTACGTACCAAATCACTACAAATTGGTATGGGGATTGGACAATAAATGGCTGGATTGTACAATATATGCGACCAGCAGACACATATTGGAACATATTAACCAGTAACAATCCTCCGTGGACTCCCTATTATCTAGGGCTTTCACAATATTCACAGGTTAATGCAGAGATAAGTTCCACCATTGCTCGCAGCCAAGCCCAAGTATACATAAAGGTAACAGATATTGCTGTATCTGGTCAGGCACAATTACAGATCGGTGGATTTAGACCGGGCCAAGCAATTGCGCAAATTGGATACAATGTTCTAGGGTATAGAAAGGCTGTTCTTACTGATAGACCTATACTCTATTATCCGCTAGATGAAACATATTATGGTGGAGAAGTAGCTTATAGTGCTTATAACTTTTATGACGGAGGTTATTTACCAGAATTTGCGGCAGACGGTAATACCGATAATGGTTGGGCAAGTGCAGGCTACACTATAGGTGAGTGGTGGCAAGTAACTTGGGGTGCTCCACAAAGCATACTAACAGTAAAAGTAACTAATAGGCCCGACTATACGTTTGGGTCTGGTAGAATTTTATATAGCAATGGTACTTCTTATAATGTAACATTCCCTTCTACTAGTGGGGAGGTTTCAACCTACACTGCCCCTGCTACAAATGTTACATGGATGCGTTTAATAAGCGATTCGGATGGAAATGGTGATCCTGGATTCTCAGAAGTAGAAGCCTATAATGGGGATGCAACAAATCTTGTTAGATTTGCTTTGGGTGTTTCAGTAGGACAAGAGGCAGGTATTCTTCATACCTTAGTAGGTAGAGGGGATGCTGTTTGGAATAAAAGCGGTGCCACTTTTGGTGTAACTGGTAGCCTATCAAATCAAGGAACATCAATCTTCTGGCCTTATGGTGGTGGGTGGGGTGTAGGGCAATTAAACGCACACAAGATACTAGCTCAACAAATAGGAAGCGACTATGGATGGATTCCTACAACCGTTGGAAGTGCCATTACTGTTGAATTCTGGATGTACTGGACCGGAACAGACGATGTTGCGGCATATTATCTTGGTAGTAGTGGCTCCCCTTGGGGAGGTCTCTATTTCTATGGGGGCAACTACGGATTTAATTCAAATGGTGGAGATATTTACGGTCTTGCCTCAACAGGTCTTGATAATAAATGGCTCCATGTTGCAATGGTATGGTACTCAGGTCAAGACGAAGCAATAGCAAACAAGATTTATATTAATGGGGTTTCGCAAGCTCTATCGCAAGTGAGAGGGTCCCGTACTGCCAGAACCTTTGGGCAAGATGTGTGGTTAGGTTATGACGAATACTCATGGAATGGTGGATTGGATGAATTTGCGATCTTCGATCACGAACTGTCTGCCGGTCAAATTCTCACACACTTCCAAGCCCGAACAACGCGCCCTCCACAAACGTACAGTGGGTTTGGTCAGGCACAATTCTGGTACCTAACCCCTGTTGTAACGGGACAAGCACAGACTCGGATTAAGCAAACATATCCGTTAATGAGTATGGATACAAATTATGCCCTGACTACTATGGGTGCTACAGCAATAGATTCGATGGGGCAGTTAACCCCGATAAACGTTATAGATGGAAATGACGCCGGACCAGTGTGGGAAATCTTTGGTCCTCAAGCCTATTTCGAGAACGGTGTCTGGATTCAGGATGATGAATGGCTACAAATAGACTTTGGGCAAGATAGAACTGTTAACTATTACCGAATAGTTCCAGTTAGGTATGATGCTACTGTAAGTTTACAGTATTGGGATGGTGCTTGGCAGGAGCTTATACAGGGTATATCGTTTAACGTAGGAATCTTCGATCCGATTGATGCTTCAAAAGCTATAGCAGGGGAGCTACCTTCTATAACAACAAGTCTTTGGAGATTACTGGTAGATAATCTTGGTACAAATAATGGGGTATCTATTCTAACGTTTGAGTTAGGATTTGCTACAGTTAAATCTGGAACATTTGCTCAGGCACAAGCATCCTTTGGACACTTTGCTGTAGGACAAGCTGGAACCCTCTTGTGGCCCGCTTTTGGCCTTACCGCCTTTGGACAGGCCCTAGTAACTATTATCACTACGTACCAAACGAGCAGTCAATCCAATACATGGGTAATCCCACCTACAGTAACAGGACTTACCACTGTTGATATTTTACAAACATTTAATACATATAACCAAGCAAATACTTGGATTATACCCCCTACTGTTATTGCTAATGCGCAAGCACGGATAATAGCTTATGATGTTTCTCAATTTGGGCAGGCTAAGGCTAGGGTATTGCAAACATATGTAAAGACAGGTTATGCAAAGGTATGGATTACTAAGCCACAATGGGCTGGACAGGCCCTAGTAACTATTTTGGATAGGAGACACGGTAAAAGCTATGGTCAAACCAAAGTTTATATAGGCCACTTCCAATTTGCTAGTACCCAAGCATACATTACCAAGAACTGGAAATGGGCGCAAGCAAAAGCTCTTATTAGAGGGGTAGGTATACAGAGATACGCACAGGCAACTGTATATATTTATCCTTGGCCTAGTTCCCAAGTACAGGCAGCTATTAGGCAAACCTATAGAGAAATTGGCGGGGCGGTAGCACTATTAAATACAGGTCTAGAAACAGCGCAGGCACAAGCAGATATGGTGCAAACCTATTATTCGGAGGGTAATTCACGAGTTTGGATTAAACAAGTATACTCTCCGATTGCACAAGCCTTGGCAGTGTTGTTTGAGAGACATTGGGTAGGGGCACAAGCCAGAACGCGGATATCCAAGCAATACAAAGTCACAGGACAAGCTATGGTTTGGGTAGGGTACCATAAGTTTAGTCAGGCCCAAGCACGCATAATAGCCTTCAATGTCCCTAAATTTGGCCTAGCAGCGGGTTATATAGTAGTGGGACAGGCTATTCCCCCCGGTATAGGGCCAACTAGTGACTATTATACATATCTTGTGCGATTCAATGGTCACGACTTGCCGGGGTATGCCCAGTCAGAATCCTACTCAAATGAAGTAAGTCTTAACTCATATCCTGCACCATATATTGATGGTGCATTATCTGAAGATACAGGGCTTAAAAATACTGTAATAACAATAGAAATGCTTGTATGGGAACCAACCTATGAAGCATGTAAGGATAAGGTTAGATTAGCAGCTACAATTATGCGGTCAGCACGGGGATTTGCTCCGCTATATATACAGCATAGAGATAAGTACTATTTAGCCATTGCAAACTCTTTGGCTGTTTCAAAGCAGGTACCAGAGAGTTCTACAATTCTAAAGTACACTCTAACATTCGAGGCACGTCCAGTTAAAATAGATAGTTAAGGTAAGGGTGAATACGATTCTACAGATTAGGCTTTCGTTACCAAATTTTGCCAGCGGGGTAAGCTTTGTAGACCCGGTAATTATTGAGCGGGCGGAAAATGTTTCACTAGTTAAGACAGTAAGCTCTAGTGACGAAACTATTACATTTGAGATGCCCCTTAATGATCCCAAGATGCAGTATGTTACTTATATCCGTTGGTGGGAATGTTGGGATACAGATACAAACGTGCGACTAAATTATGGGCCAATTACTGCAATTAGTTATACTAGTGGACAAACTAAAAAGATATCTGGTCCCGGTAGATCGGCCTTACTGGAAGAGTTTTATAAGAGCACCCAAACATTCTATTATCCAATTAACCAGTTCTTTGATGACCTGCGTTACGAAAATATTGCTGGTGAGCCTCGTACTTCAACTATCATTAACAAGGCTACTAGTTCTGATTACTACGGCTTAAGTCTACGTACCAAAGATTTTGCCATTGATGAGCAAACAGGGTTTATCTCTATTGGTAGAGATACGCCAGAGCGAGGAACAAAAAAGAGCGATGCTTTCTGGACAGGGATAGACAAAGCAGATTATCTTACAGTTAATCTAGGGGACAAGTATACCATTTCTAAAGCCCTAGTGTTACTTCCTTGGTGGGGTGGGCCAACAGTTTGGAATACTAGAACATACGAGTGGGATTGGTCACACTCAGATAGTCCTGATAGCGGATTTACTACTGATTTTACTACTGTTGGACCTCATGATGGTGCTTGGATGGACCCGGCTATTGGTGGGACACCTATTTACTATGGGGGGGAAACAGGATTTGATAATCATCAGATAGCGGTAGATGGGGATGCAGTAGAAGCACAATATTGGAAGGTAAATATAAGGGATGCACATGCTTGGTATGGAAATGCCCTAGCTGGTGTCTCTTCTGATGAGTGGGGTTGGGAATGTGGGGAAAGTAATGTGCTGTTTGGAAATAGTGCTATTTCCCCAACAGTAAGTGGGGGAATTATTCCTAAAACTGACTTAAATCCATCAAGTAACTGCCATGCTTCGGTAGTAGAATTAGGTGTATATAGAAAAATTCTAGGTAGGGATAACATCCCTAACCTAGCATACCACCAAATACAAGATGATAATAGACAGATTACTTATTATCATGTACCCGACGCTAGTGAAATGATTAGTGCTGGTTCCGGTACTAAGTTTGAACCGGGTGGATTTTTTAGAAGGGTTACATACACATCTGGTGGGGGAAATATAGTAAAGAGTGAGTTTAATAATATTTTATATACAGGTGGAAGTTATACCTTATCGTGCCCCGCTTATTCTAGACTGCTGTTATTTAGCGATGCCTCTACCCAAGTAACGCAAGCTGACGCATGGATAAGTACTGTAGATGCCTTTTCTTATGGGGGAAGTTACTCCCACACTATTGTACAGAATGATACGGCTGTTCTACACTTTAGGGGAGTCTCACTAAAATGGTTTGCCACCATACCCGAAGGCTCTACAGCAGGTCGAGTATCCATTGAATTGCGATCCAAGGATGGTGCAGGTATATGGACTGACTGGGACACATTAGAAGCTGGTCTTACGCTTCCTGTAGGTGTTTCAGCAGAAAAGGTCTATGAGATAACCTATGAGTCTGCTCTACTTCAAGACGACACAAATTATGAATTAAAAATTACCAATCTAAATGGTGGTTATGTATCTATTGATGCCTTTGCAGGATATTGGTCAGCCTCTTTCTCAGAAATTAATGAGGATGATAATAGGTTTGGAATAGCGGCGCTAACTGAAGCAACACAGCTTTTTAATTCAGCAGACTCCTTCGGTAGTGTATATGAGTTTAAGGATGTAGGGCATGTTGCGAAGATGGGCTTCACCTTTACAGGGGATAGGATTATTGTTTATGCTAAGAAGGGTCCGAACTCTGGCAAGATTCAGGTATTCTTATGGAATCCCTTTGGACCGGGTACGTATCCCATTCCCGGTGGGGAAGCAGATGGCTCACTCATAGTTGACCTACAGAGTGCCTATGAGGTTCCACAAGTGGTCATCTTTGATTCTAATGATTTCTTTACTGATACCGGCTTACCTTGGGCACATCACCAACTTTATATTTGGAAACCGGATGATACTGCTCCTATGTATGTAGATGGCCTAGGGGTTCATGAGACAAGCGGACTTAGCGTTAAGTTTGTAAACACAACACATCTAGAGATACTAAAAAATACATGTGAAGCACTACAACTAGAGTGGGATGTAACGGAAAACGGTATTTTAGTTGTCCCAAGAATTGGAACGGATACAGATGTAATCTTTGCAGAGGGCAGGGGAACTACGATTAGTATCCAAGATGATGAGGATTCTAGCCAAGTAGCAACTATGCTTATATCTTCAGGCTCAGATATTGATGGATTACCCTTAACAACGGTAGTAGAGAACAAGGTAACTAGAAAGCTGTTTGGAAGAACCATTCAGCGTTTGTATGACTTTAGAAATATTGGAGATTACTTTACACTTATTGGGGCATCTAGAGCAGAGTTATTAAAGCGTAGAACACCGCAGAAGAAAATTATAGTTACCTATGCCCCCGGTCCCCTACCTGTAAACTTAGGTGATAGTTTTATAGTCAAGAACACTGATTTGGAAGTTCGTGTTAGAGCAATAACAATTACAAGGAATCAATCTTCCAGTGCGGGTACAGACTATTCAATGGAGTGTATAACATGGCCGCAGATCATATAATAAGAGTTGGGAATAAGATAAGGCGCTTTCAGGATGAGACAAGGGATACCACTAATTACATTGCTGAAAATCTTAACCTGATAGAAAAATCAAACGACTTACTTGGTGTTCTATACCCTTATACCCTGGAATTTAAAATATATGGGGGCGGTAGTGCCTATCTAACTTTAACCTTTTACGAAAAATTTAGGTCGCTTAGAGCAATTCACCCTGCGGGTGTACTATGGACAAAGTAAAAGATACAGGCCAGAAAATAGATAAGATACGTAAAGAATCGGGACTTAATGCTAAGCGTATATCTGAAAATTTTCTACAGCCCCACAGAACAGTAGAGAACTTTAATAAAATTACCCCTCATCTAACTACGTTTACTGCAACCCCCGGTTCATCTGCAATATTAAACCTTAAAGTAACAGAGTTTCCTATACTCTGCACAGTTAATCCTCCACTTCTTCATATTTCTACAGACGCAGCCTTTAGCTACTCTAATCCGGGTAGTGTAACAAGTCTCGCTAGTAGCAACCTAATAGACCCCCCTAATAACGATTTTGTACTAGCAGGGGGTGGGGTACAAGTACCTGTAGATGGTTGTTATAGTGTGTTTTGGACTTCTAATGCGTGGGGGATGGGATATTTTGATGATAAGGTTGTTAATGTAACAATAACAAGAATACGTGGGGGTTCCGTATATGGCATTAGAACAGTAGGACAAACTCCTACTGGTGTCCTTATTCTATTCGGTCCGGGGATTTATTGTTATGCCCCTGCCTCACCAGTATGGGCGGTTGTAGAGTGCATGGCGGGGGATATTATTTCTGCTGCCTTGACAGAAAATGATATAGGCCAAACGTATCCTTGGATTGGTGGTGGACTCGGGGGATTCTTCAGCGCCGGTTTAGGCGATAGTAACATGTTAATTACTCTAATAGCGGAGTTTGAAACGTAATGAAAAGATTAGATCAATTAGCCAAAGGAATTTCTAACACACGAAAAGAAGCAGCTTTAAATACAAGGCAGTATCAGACTAATTTTCCACTTGTAGAAAGAAAACTTGACATACTATCAAATAATAATAGCTATACTTTAGAATTTCCTCTGACCAAAACCAACCATTCCGCACTTCTTACCATAAATATAAAACCAGATAATTGCTGTGAGTGTGAGCCGGGAGCCGCAACAACGGGCAGAGATTGCGAAGGTTACTTTAAGGCGGAATCATTTGGACCCCCTGATGCACTGGATTACGAGTTTAATAAGCCCTATCCAGCTATATACGAAGGGGATGCTACTCCTGCTTGGGAATATAACGTATGGGAGCCTACAACAACTAGAACTCATATGGGGCTAATTCAAACAGGAGCTAATTTTAACTACGGGTATCAAAGTCCCTTTGTTGTTCCTATATATCAGCCTTTTGATGATATTGCAGGCTACTCTATTGCCCCTAATGGAAGGATAAAAATACCAACTGATGGTGTCTACTCAGTTTTGTTCCAGTGTACCATAGGGGGAACAGCTATGAGTGACGCAGCCTTCTTTACTCAGTCAATTAGGGTAGATCGCTCAGATGCTTATCCCCTTATAGAAACCTTATCAAAAAAGATTTACTCGGTAGCCAATAATAAGCTTTCTTTTCCTACTAACTCTATTCTATACGCTACGTGCGTTAATCTCTATCAAGGCGATACAGTAGCGGGCTGGGTAGAAATTAATGATATTGCTGGATTTTCTGTTGGCTCCGGCTGGGGGGACGAGCAAAATAATACCCATATTAATTTGCTAGGAGTAGGTTATGGTTATTTAATAGGGCATGTTTACGATATAGCTAGTGGTACCCCATTAACGGGGGTAGCTATGTCATTTAGTAATCTGTTTGGTGGTCACGCTACAACAGATGAGTTTGGAGGTTATGGTTTTTATAGCCTAGCCCCCGGAACGTACTCTGTTACAGCAACTTATGATGGCTACATAACCCAAACACAGTCAGCAACAGTTAGTTTTAATAATATAACAGAGTTAGATTATAACCTTACAGGGGGTGGTTAATTTGGCCTATCCGAGTGGCTTGAAAATATACATTGATGGTCAAGATGCAACTTATTTCCTTTTTAATTCTAATACGTTTAATCCTACATCAGAGAGAAACATTCTTCGTGATATAAACATAACCGCGTTCTTACGAAAGGCTACTTCTCCTATGAAGATAAAGGATCGTAATTATAAAGGGGACGCTGGAAATTCCTCTGTACACACAATCGAGATTACTGCTGAGGATGGAAACGGCCGCGTGGAATGTCGTGTTGAAGTTAGGTAGGTAATGTGATACAATGATTAAGTGGCAAATAGCGTCATCAATGGACCGAGACTATATACTTGAACTGGCAAAGTCCAAGGGGTGGCTTGAACAGCCTCCTAGGGTACAGGTAAAGAGGATACGGATGGATGAAGTATGGTGGGTAATAGAGCCTTATGAAGATGACTGCAACTGCCCTGATCTTGTTTATCCGGGGAGTTATGCATGAGTGGTTTAAAAATTCTGTGGGTGGGTGATTCGCCTACAGTCAACACAGGCTTTGGGGTTGTTAGTAAAAATATACTAAAACAATTACATAATAGGGGATACAAAATTACCTGCCTCGCGGTGAATCACCACGGAGAACCATACAATAGGGAAGAATTCCCTTATGATATTCACCCATGTGAGAGTGGCGGGGGACCAGAAGGGATATATGGTATGAACAGGTTGTGGCATATACTGCCCCAAGTTCAGCCAGATTTACTATTCCTATTCAATGACCCTTGGATTATTCGTAGTTACTTAGAGCATCGTCCTGACAATATCTCTGCCCCCTACTTGAAGACCGTGGGCTACTATCCCGTAGATGCTGGCCCAATAAAGCCTGACACAGCCCGTTTACTAAGCGAAGAATTAGATGCTCAGGTCTGTTACTCCCACTATGCCGAAAGAATTATCATAGAGGCAAATGATGGGAAGCGTCCAGATAATCTTCATCAAGTATATCATGGGGTAGATACCAAAGTTTATCGCCCCCTTAATCAACAAGCTGTTAGAGAAGAGTTAGGAATTCCCCTCGATTCGTGGGTTGTTGGAATGGTAGCAAGGAATCAGTATCGCAAGAGGTTTGATATCCTTATAAGTGCCTTCGCAAAGTTTGCCAAGGACAAGGATGATGCTAGACTATACTTACATACGGTGCTATCAGATGTAGGTTATGATATCAACGACTTAATAAATCAGTTTAAGATAGGGGGTAAAGTCATACTTACACAAGGTATGAACTCTCCTGCTAAGGGTGTGTCAGATACCGAGTTGAATCTTATCTATAATTCCTTCGATGCTAACGCACTGATCAGTCTTGGAGACGGTTTTGGACTTCCAGTAGCCGAGAGTATGGCCGTTGGATGCCCACAAATCGTAAGTGACCATTCATGTTTGAAAGAGTTAGTAGAGGGTCATGGCGGAATTACCGTTAAGAACGCTGCTTGGTTACTCCACACTGCCGGAATAAATACTTGGGGTGGGGTAACAGATGAAGATGATCTTGTGGCTAAGTTAGAGTGGGCTTATAGCCATAGAGATATTATGAGAAAGTACGGAGAAGAGGGGTACAAATTTATTATGAAAGATCAATTTAATTGGAACGAAATAGGGGATAAATTCGATTCTATAATCAAGAATCTATTCCACATTATAAATTAGGGGGTGAAAAGTATGGTTCAAGCAAAAAATATTTTAGACAGATCGGCGCAGTTTCAATGGGATAGTGATTCTAATTGTAAAAGCACTAATTGTCGCCCTACTTCAGAAGCTATGATAGCAGGGTACTATAAAGATACACATATTTCTCCTAACAGTATGCGACAAGCTATGGGCTATTCTAGCTGTGGCGGAACAGATACGGTCCACGGAGTAGCAGGATTGCAGCATTTTGGTGTTACTGCTTCATGGGGGCAATTAACATCTGCACAAGTTATATCCAAGGTTAATCAAAATATTCCTGTAGATTTAGCGGTACTGTATAGCAAGATTCCAAGAAGCTATGTACAGGATACAGGTTTCTATGGACTACATTCAGTAGTCGCGTGTAAAAGGGCACTCTCAGGAACAACATATGGGTTGTTTGTTCGTGATCCTGATAGATGGGGTACGGGACAGGTAGACCACGTATTTTGGCCAGATAGTATCTGGATACCAGCATTTGCTGGTTCTAATTATGTAGCAGTGTGGCCTAATAATACTAAGGTAATTACAGTAGCTACAGCAGCAAATTATAAGTTAACTATAGCTGCTAATACAAATGTAATGTTTGCAAGTTTAGGTACAGGAGGATGCATATCAGGGTGGTCTTATTATAAATGGGGACCAACTGCAAGTGCTGCACCAGCACAAGCACCTATAGTTAGAAAAGGATGCTCATCTGGTAGCGCCACTACAGCTTACGTAACAGCGGGAGTATTCGCAGGAAAGCATGTAAGAATTGGTAATGGAACTAATATAGTAAAAATATAAGGTGGTGATATATTATGCCAAGTTTATTTGGCTGGTTAGATTCAATTCCGTGGTGGAGAGATTTATCTTATCCTGTCAAGGGTGCGCTACTAAGGGCACTAAAATCAGGTCTATCAGTAATTGTAGGAATTCTTTTAGCAGCAGCAACGGGTGGAGTACTATTTCCTGTAACATATAGTCCTTTAATAGTTTTAGTTGTTACAATGGTTCTACAATCTATTGATAAATTCTTACGAGAGACACAGGTTGTAAATGAGGTTAAGGCAACAGATTCGACTTTGGGACCCGTAGTGGGGGAGAATACTGTGGTTAACACGGATGCTACTGTGGTTACACCAAAAGTCTAAGGGGAATTAATTATTGTTGAACTAATCCCTACAGATTGCTATACTGTGCAATATAGAGCAGAGTAACACTACTCTGTACAGGATAAAGAGAGGTTCTTATATATAAATATATATAGGGGCCTCCTTTTTTCCAAATCTGACCGTGAAAGAAGGTGATGCGATTGACTTGAACCTCGCCCCGCGCAAAGTGTACTATCCAAAGGAAGCCCCGGCTAGTGGGCCAAATGATCAGCTAAAGGAGACAGCGTAATGTCATTCTCAGACGAACTACAAACAAAATCTTTCGATGAAACTAGAAAGCGCACAGGCGCTCAGTATGTAAAGTTTACCGAAGACCACCGTACTGTCCTACGTATTCTTGATACACATGCAAGAACCGTATGGAAGCATTGGATTGGAGAAGCCAATGGTGGCAGGGGCATGATGGCAAACTGCCCAAATACTCCGAGTAACCGTATCTGTCCGGTATGTAAGCAGATTGATGGGCTATCAAATGATGATCCTACCAAGATGGAGCGTAAGGCAAAGCGTCGATTTATTGTTAACGCATTAGACAGAACTCCAACCACAGTATGTACCTCCTGTAATACAGTTGTATCTGGAAAGGTTTGCTCTAACTGCCAAGCCAATCTTAAGAAGAACGATTTTGTTCCGCTGAACAAGATCAAGATTCTTGAAGGTGGACCGAACCTATTTAACCAGACACTTAATGCTGTTGAAAAGATTCAGGCTGAGGATTTTGAGGTTGATATCACCGGCTATGATATTAATTTCACATCTACTGGTAAGTTGCGTGATCGAAAGATTGCCGCGCTGCCACAAAGTCCGTCTGAATTGTCAGAGGATGCATTAAATGATCCCGAGACAGATGAGCCGCAGAAGATTTATGATCTTGATTTACTTTCAGAGCCTACTCCTGTGGAAGAGATTGAAGCCATGTTGCGTGGTGCAACAATGGACGAACTAAACGCTCTCCGTGGAGTGGTACCGACTCCTTTCTAATTAGAGGCTAGCCATGACAGAGGATACAAAAAAATCTCTGTCACAATGGCGCTTTGAGATAAAAAGATTTGGAAAGCCTATTTGGAGTAAGTTCTATACTTCCCAAGTAGGCTTTCCAGTATCTAATTATCCTAGATTCTATCAGGCTCTTAATCGTTATGGGGAATCTATTCTCTTTGAGGCAATCCTATCTTCATCTGATCGTACCTTTGATAATGATCCTTTAGCCTACGTGCTAAAGGTAGCGTTTAATAAGTGGAAAGAGGCAGAGGATGAGGCGGATGCTAGTGAGGAATACGAAGAGGAAATAACCAAGGCAAAGAAAGAGAGCCGTCGCCAAAGTGACGCATTACAGAAGAGATTAGAGAAGGCGCGGAGAGTGAAGAGTGATAAATAAGTATGACCCATCGGATTGCCCCAAATGTGGTGATTGGCGTGACGGTCCACAATCTGATTGTGCTAATTGCGGTTATCATGGGCACCGTGCTTCCGAAGAGGATGATCGTGGTGGAGCAATGGACGCAAAGTGTATTGATTGTGGAGTAGTAATTTGGCGTTCAGGCTTTGGGCTTGTTGGTCCGTGGAGGGTAAAAATTGATAAACGAGATACCATTTAACGAAGAGATGGAGCGGGCATTAGTTGTAGGCGTGTTACAAGACCCTTTGATCCTCCCGAAGATTATAACAGTAGTATCATCGGATGATTTCTTTAAAGAAGTCCACAGAGAAATATTTCGGGCTATAGAAAATAGCGAAACAATAGATTCTCTTACCATAAAGAACGCATTGAAGCCAGAGACAAAAGAATACTTTCAGAAGTTAGTAGACAATGCAGATAGGTTGCTTCCCAATATTTCTAATATCTTCTATTACGCAGAAGAAATCCGGGGCAAGTCAAGGTTACGATCTGGTATCGAATTGGGTAGGCAGATAGCAACCTTGTGCTATGAGGAAGCATCATCCGAAGAGGCGATGCACAAGTTAGAGGAAATGTTCTCATCATTCTTGTCACGTCAGGTAGTTAGCGACTACTTAGTGTCTACTAAGGAAGCGTTTGTCGAGTTTACAAAAGAGATTCACGAAAGAATTAAGAAGAAGGCTACGGGTATTGAGACAGGGTTTAATCAGATTGACCTGTTAATCAACAGACTAGAAGATTTAGTAATCCTAGCAGCCCGGCCCGGAATGGGAAAAACAGCACTAGCAATCAACATCGCTAGAAATGTAGCAGTAAGTAAATCTGTTCTGTTCTTTTCATTAGAGCAGTCTAGGGACCAGATATTTGAAAGAATTCTGGCAGCGGAATCAGAAGTAAATCATGAGGACATTAGAACTGGTGCATTTATTGCTGAACCGAAGGATAAAGAGAAGGTAGAGAAGGCGCAGGAAGCGCTCCTAAAGGTATTCGAAAGAATACATGTAGACGATAAGCCCGGCGTTAACGCCGCGTATATTGCCTCAGTTGCTAGACAAAAGAAGTATGAGTGGGGAGAGATAGGATTAATCATTGTTGACTATCTCCATATCATGCGCATGAGCGATAAGTTAAACACGGTAGAGGCTCTTGGAGAGGCTACTAAAGACCTTCGCAATCTAGGTAAGGAACTAGGTTGTCCGGTCTTGCTACTTGCACAGTTATCACGTCAGAATGAGAACCGGGAAGTTAATAAGAAACCTAATAAGCGGCCACAACTGTCAGACTTACGTGCTTCGGGTGAAATCGAACAGACAGCAGACATTGTAATGTTTCTCTATCGAGATAGTTACTATGATCTAGCAGGGATGGGTCCAGAAGATGACTCAATGGAAGTCATCGTGCAGAAGCATAGGAATGGACGCACAGGTATAGCAACAATTAGATGGCTTCCTCGCTTTGTCTTGTTTAAAGACTTTTAACGAGGTAGATTATGTATAATAAAAATCAAAGGGTAAGGAAGCAGTATAAGTGCAGTATATGTAGTAAGGTATATTACCGATGGCAAGCAATGTGTTCTGCTTGTAAGAAGGCAGGAACATTAGAAGTTGATAATCAGATTGTTCCTAAAGTTAAAGCATCTCCATCACAAAGATCATTGATACGAAGATCAAAGCAGTCGGAGCGTGATATTGGTAAGAGAATGCTGGATGCCGATGGGCCTGATCCTATGTTCTCTAAGATTGCCTCTTCTACAGGAAGGGTAGGGCACATTACAAGCCTTAGATTTGATACTGTTTCTAGGACATACGCAACAGAGAATAAGAATAGGAAGTTACCTGTCTGGCTAATTAAAGCATGGATACTGATCCAACAACGGGCACACGATTTTAATAAGAACGCTCTGCTACATATAGAGCCACCTAACCTTCCAAAAACTGTTCCCATTAATGGGCAGCAGCTAAAGATGGGAAATATGGCTATCATAACTCAGGAGCATCATGAAGAATTAATACACCATGAACAGGCACTAGCAGCAGTGATAGGGATTTTACAGGAAGAAACATCTTCACTTAACGACAAGTTCTCTAGGATCACCGGCTACCTATTAACTAGCGACCATCTAAAGAAATAAATCGGGAGTTGCATTGTACGCCCTGTTCTGCTAGAATAGGGGGAGCCAGAAAGGGCAAAGAAGAAAAGGAGCAGCAAATGAAAGAAGACGATAGCAGGGTTATCGTATTGCTTGATGACTTGCTACACGACCTGAGGTACCAGATCAATGCAGCCGATAGCGGCGATGTGATCCGGCTAATTTCAACACTGGAGAATTTTTTCGCAGATATTCTAGCTACGCTTAACGAAAGGACGTGAAATGAAATACAAAGCTGATATTGAAGTTGGAAATATATTTGGTTGGGCGGATGAAAAACGTCCCATGATCTTTATAAAGAAGGGAAATCACATACTTATTCATGATGGATACTTTCTTGCACGTAAGCGCCCCCTACGTTGGTGGCACGTAGCATCTTGGTATCGTGTATGCAAAGCCCTTTGGAAGATGCCTTTTGTGGAGGAAAGCAAGCCACTAAAGAGGGGGGTATAAATGGAGCACATTAGGTTCGGAGACTATATTGGCAGAATGCTGCACTACTTCAAAGGGGATATCCGTTTCTATGGTGTTATCACAAGCAAGTGGGGCTTTGGCGCTATTCATTGGATACGAAAGGATGATGAATGAAGATAGTTTATATTGCTCATGCCCTAAGTGGAGCATGGGATGAAGGTATTTTAGCAGCCAAGCAGTATGCTTTACGAGCAGCGGTTCTTGGGTACATGCCTATTGCTCCCTACATTCTTATGGACGGCGTTTTGGATGACACGGATATACAGGATAGAAACCTTGGGATGCAGTTAGATTTAAAGCAACTTACAAACTGCGAAGAAATCTGGCTCTGTGGGGAAAGAATTAGTAATGGTATGGAGAAGGAGCAAGAGTTAGCAGCCCTAATACATCTTACAGAAAAGAGATTTCTTAGCCCATCGGAGTGTGTATGAAAATCTGCGAAGACTTTTGGGATGAGTTTCTTGTTACAGCGAAGATGCTGTATTACATCGATAAGGAAGCAGAGGTCTATGACGTATTCGAATTTATCCGCTCTCACCAGCAGGGTGCAAGTCCCTACGGTGTAAACTTTCTAAAGCGGATCGATGGGGAGATTGAGAAAGAGGAAGGACCATTTGAATATCACGGACTTATGGGATGAGGTAGAGACTTATCTTAGGCAAGTGAATGTGCATGAGGATGGAGAACACGTGTGGACTAACTACCAGAACGTGGTAGCCATTATCATGCGCCTACAGGAGATACACAATCAACTAGCACTAATGGAAGTAAAGAGTGAATCTACTGTAGAGATTAAAAGGTTTCGCACTATGATCGTTGATCCAACCATAGAACGTTTGGAAAAGGTAGCAGCGTTTGAGTCCCGCAAAATGACGGGCAAATCAATTGAAGCACAGTTAGAAAGGTAAAGAAATGCAAACAGCCATGCGGAACACGGATCGAGTAGTTGTTGAAATGGATACCGCCAGTCGTTATAGCTATGTTATCAAGAAGCCAGTTGTTCGGGTAGAAATTTTAGACCTAGAAACAGGTTTACATGCTAATGGTAATGCTCGGTGTACTCCCGATGATGATTGGGACGAAGATTTTGGTATTAGCCTTGCTACTACACGGGCAACTAAGCGGCTTTGTGGTAAGCAGGAAAAGTATTTAGTGCGAAGTACAGACTAGGAGATGCTGTTTATGGCGAGGGAATTATCCAAGACTAAGATTGGCAAGCATTCTATGAATGCTTTTAGACTTACAAGCTTGGCTGGCCAATTAGGTCGCCAAGGGGTAAAAGGGCCGGTGGAATTATTTGATAAGGCGTCTAAGCCCCCTCGTCCAAAGAAGAAAAGAACGCCTAGGGCGAGGGCTAACTAATGCAAAGAAGGTTCCCCATTGGATTCTTTACGATTTTTGGAGAGGCACTAGCAGCCAAGACCAAGGAAATGTTGGAGAATCCAAACAACACATATCAGATCAGAAAGAGTTCGACGGGAGGCAAGAAAGGTAGCTCTGCCGCCCCTAAAGATGTATTTAATTTGGTGCAAAGGGTAACAGCCAGTGAGGCTGATCAGGTTATCCATACAGCACAGAAGTTGAAGAGAAGGAAGAAACACCGTGTCAAAAATTACCAAGGCTAATTATAAAGCTATGACGGACACCCCCGGTAAAATCCAGTTGATTGCAGCCAACAGCATGTATGAGACTGTTATCTCTGATTCCTTGCAGTCTCTTTATAAGAGTGGTAGTAGGGTGAAGGCGCAGTTTTCCTTCAATGCAAACAAGCTTAACGTGCATCCGCTTACATACGTGTTCCTTGTTATTGGTGGGGATATTACGGGAAGCTATTTATTGAAGCCCTCGATCACGGATATCACTGCTGTTCGTGCTCTCAATGTAGAGTGGGAGATTTAAATGGGCTACCAGCATTGTATCTGTGGTTGTGATAGTAAGTATGAGCGGAGTCACATCGAACAGTATCTCAAAGGCTCGGATCAAATGATTGACGATGATACTGAGCGCAAGGGGTTTAAATCAGGCATTCAAAGTGCCCTTAACGAATTGGATATGATGATGCCAGCAGAAATTAAGAAGCAGCAGGAATGCCTCTGGCCGGAATTCGGATGTGCTTACCTTCAGAAATTTTGGCCGGAGGGAGTTAAGGCTAAGGAAGAACCAATGCCTAAGGAAACAATGTGGGAGCCACAAATGCAAGAGAAAACATTAGTAGAAAAGGGATGGGAGTACGCAAAAATGTTATCAGATAGAGAGGATCAGGACCTATTCGGTATACTGGTTGGCCCTGATAGGTATAAATTTAAGGTTGAGGTTTGGAAAGGTGACTGGAATAGTTGTCCTCCCGAAGAGGAACCTATCGAGTTAAAGGTAACTCGTGCAATGAGTTGGAAGCTTAATGATTGGAATAACGATGAGAGCGGCGGTCCGGGCCTATTGTTTTCCTCTGTATTTGAGACTCCGAATGGAAAGCCTTATACCTTTAATGTTGTTATTCCTAAGGGTGATTTAATTAAGGCACTAGCAACGTTAGAGAGAGATTAATGGTACATGCTCGCTATTAATGAGCAGTTAGAGATTGCCTATTTAGCAGGGTTTTTTGATGGGGAGGGCTGTATACTTATAGCCAAAACTAAAACTAAGTTAGGTAGAGCCTCTTATGAATTAAGAATTGGTGCTACCCAAGTAGATACTAGACCGATATTGCTATTAGAACAACAGTTTGGGGGGCTAGTTAGAAAAAGGACTTATAAAAATCAGCCGAAATGGAATGATCAGTATACGTGGAACCAAGTTTCACAAAAGGCTGCTTACACATTAAAATTACTACTACCATATTTGGTGGTGAAGTATGATCAGGCTGTATTTGCCCTAGAATTTGCTAATGTATGCAGTACTTATCATGCTAAAGTAAAGACAGAAGAGGATTTAATTTGGTTCGAGGAACAAAAACGAATCCTTTCTAAGATGAAAGGAAGACTATAAGATGGTTACACATGTAAGCTATAGTTGGCTTCATACTTTTGCTTGTCCATATGCAAATTTCCTAAGGTATGACGGAAAATTTCGTGGGTCTACCACTAGATTCCTTGCCTTAGGAAGCGCATTACACTTGGCGTTAGAGCTATGCCATACACCTGAAAAGGACTTCAATCTAACAGGAGCAATTAAAACATTCAAGACAGAGTTTAGTCGTATTATTCAGGATGAAGAAGTATTCATTACGTACCCTAATATGATCAAGGCCAATGCAGAAGGTGCAGAGATGCTTGGTCTGTATCAGCATGGGCTAGACACAGGAAAGATTAATCCAATCCTCATTGATGTAGAGAAAGAGTTTGCTATTCCATTTGAGGGTATTGAGATTGTGGGTAAGATCGACAAAGTTGAGGGAACGGAAGACGGTTCAGGATATAGTATCGTGGACTACAAATCAGGAAGTAAGAAGCCTGATCCTTGGTTCCTAAATCACAATCTACAGTTTACCGCTTACGCATGGGCTGGTTTGTTGTCTTATGGGGATTTGCCACAGAAATTAGTGTGGCACCATCTACGTACAGGAGAATTACTAGAGACTACAAGAACCCTACAGGATATTGAAGAGTTAAAGCAGATGATCCGTGACACACAACATATGCGGGAGCAGGGTATTCGTTACCGTGTCTACCACGAGCAGGTATGTGGGTGGTGTGAATTCAAGGGACCAGTCTGTGACGATAGAGAGCTAGAGAAGAAGATTCTAAATGGCCAGAAAACTTCTACCCGCCGATGAGTACCAAAGGATATTAGATAGTCAGGAAGGCTATTGTGCAATTTGTAGAATGTATAGATGTGGACACCCTTTGCGCCCGGATTATGACGCAGATGCCAAAATCGTTAGAGGTCTACTTTGTGATCGCTGTTCTCGTATTATATATACTCTGTGGGAAAGTCCTACTGTCCTGCGTCAAGCAATTGGATATCTAGAGAAGTTTGGATGTGTCTAAGATTAAGTGTAGCCATCCCCTACCTCTTATGAAGTATGGCTACATTCGTTGGTGCGTTACATGCGGAAAGTGGTGGAACATAAATGGATAATCTACCCAAGCGATTAGAGCCTTACTTTAAGATAGCCCTAAAGGAAACTGATAAGTCTCCCTGCGTAAGACGTAAGTATGCAGCGATGATTGTTTATGATTGGTATGGTGACATTGGTGACGAGGGAACTGAATGGAATCCTTGGCATCTAGCATATAATGAGGGAGTAACTAATCAATGTAAGGATCACTGTATTCGTGATCGTTACTCGACTGTTCATGGGCAAAATATGGAACGTGGAGCAGAAATCCATGCAGAGCAAGCCGCTCTGATCAAGGCAGGAATTCACCACCTTCATTCTTATTTTCTTGTTGTAGGAATAGGTAAGGAAGGAGTGGAATTGCTTGGTAATTATAATCTTCCTTGCCATGCTTGTGCGGTAATGTTAAAGTGGGCAGGATATACGTATATCTATCACAAGGATGAGAACGGAGCAATTAGTCCCATTTCCGTTACTGACATTATCGAGTATCGGGAAGCTGAGACAGACGCCTTGTTAAGTAACTTCACATACAGGAAAGACGCTCCAAATGACTACTAAGATGTATGAAAGTTTCTACGATTGTATGGTTGACCTAGGGAATACTTTAGGGATCAGCAAGGTAGAAGATTTGGATATAGCAATCAAGTTTATGGACCAGAATAACTTTAAAGAGATGGCTGACTACCTACGGAAACAGTCCCTTAAATTTGCTAGGCATACCAAAAAGGAGATGGAAGATGGGCCTTCGGTTACTACATGTCGAACTTAAGGAAGCTAATGCCTTCGTGGAAGAGTTTCATCGTCATCATCAGCGTGTTCAGGGCCATAGATTCTCGTTGGGTGCGTATGAAGAAGATCACCTTGTTGGAGTGGCCATTGTTGGGCGACCAGTTGGTGGGCAGCACCAAGGCGATTGGCTTGAAATCACGAGACTTTGTACTGACGGTACTCATAACGCTTGCTCCTTTCTATACGGCGCAGCAGCACGAGCAGGCAAAGTTTTGGGGTATAAACGCATTCAGACCTATATCCTATCGGATGAGCGAGGGACATCTTTACAAGCGGCTGGCTGGAAGTTTGATCGAATGTCGCATCCGATTGGGTGGCACCATGACGGTCCTACGCGATCTGCTCGGTCCGTTGAGCAACATTTGATGGGGCCTAAGCAACTTTGGTATCGAGATATTTGATATGTTAGCAACACCTAAACTGGCACCGGCAACCTATGTAAAACGGTATGCTTTCATGGGACCAATGTGTTCAGGCAAGTCCTACTGCGCCGACTATCTTGTAGAAAACTACGGGTTTTACAAGATGGGCTTTGCCAGCAAGCTAAAGGCCATCGCCTATGACCTGTACGGGATCAAGGGAAAGGACGGCGACTCCCGTAGGATACTTCAAGAGTTAGCAGACGATTTAAAAAAGTACGATAAAGATTTATTTATTAAACACCTTTTATTTCGTGCTAAGAAGGAAGAAGATATGTCTATTGTAGTAGACGATCTTCGTTTCAAACCAGAAGCCGATGCTTTACGCAATAACGGTTTCAAAATCATAAAGGTCACTTGTGAGGACTCACTGCGGCAGGAACGCATATCCCGCCTCTACCCTACGGCCCCACAGAGCGCGCAGGAGCACCGTTCGGAACAGGAGTGGACCAGCATACCGGCGGACTATTCACTTGTGAGCAACAACATCAATGCAACATTTGACATGATCGATATGTTGGGGCTAGAATGACGTACACGCGCATTGTATTCGTTGGAAAGCGTAAGCAGACCATAGTGTGGGCGTCTAATTACTTGTATCGTCGCCACAAATTAGCGCGGTGGAGATTACTAGACGGTGTTGGTCGTATTTTGAATTTGATCTACGGTCATATCAGATACTATAAGTATCCGTGGGAGAAAAGGTTTAATGTTTACAACGCTTTATACAAACACGATCACGAAGTTTGGGTGCAGTATCTTGAACGAAGGCTTCGGAAACTTTATAGGGGGGTTACTGTTGACGATCCTCATTATAGCAATGAAGTTAACTACCTTGCTGACAAGTTAGGGTTTGTCGTAGTTCGAATAACAGTGGACACAGATAAGAAACCCGCTATCGGTAGGGCTTTATTGGATTCCGAACCGGGTACTGTTCTGTTGCAGGAGTACTATGGGGGAGAGAAGATAGCATACAAGGTAGACTATTCTATCTCTGTATCAGATCGTAAAGGATTATACATAGCGTTAGACGACCTTATGGAAAAGTTGAAGTTAAGGAATCTTAACATGTATAATACAAAGGAAGGTTCCCAAGAGGAATCGATTTTGGAGGTTATACATGAAGAAAACGGAGATAGCGTGGGCGGCGGGCTTCTTTGATGGAGAGGGCTGTATCTTAATCCGTAGCCACCACCACGAAAAGTACTATAGTTTAGAGATAAAGATAAGTCAAAAGAGGTTAGCACCCCTTACTTACTTCGCCAAACTATTTGGGAATGGGGGTAGTATATGGAGAAGTCCCTTAGGGGTATATCAATGGTCAGTTGAGGGCGCGAAGGCTGCCCGTATTCTAACAATTATGTATCCATACTTTCAGATTAAGAAAGAAGAAGCAGACGTAGCATTTAAATTTAGAGAGGGTGTTCCTCCTTATCAACGATGGACGGATAAGCAAAGACTTCTTTCGGCCTCCTTTAAACAGCAACTATCTGATATGAAAAAGGAGGCTTACGCAAATGGTTAAGAAAAGATCGGCGCATCTTACCAGAGTTTTAATAGAGGGTATATCAAACTTTTCGCCGTTCAAGGGAGGCCGCTTATCGTATGTTAGAGAATATGATTCGCAGCCAATGATTCAAATTGATCTAGCGACGAAAATGGATATTGAAAGAGCCATAAAGATACTCTATAAACGCAGGGAATTAAGTAAGCAAGAGATACAAATGTTACGCTATGTAATGTCCGATGGAAGATTAAGTAGAAGAGATATTTCTGCTATGATCGAGAAGGACGAGGGATTCTATGTTGACCAGCGAACAATTAGTCGAAGGCTTGAATCTGCTTACCTTAAAATATCAAGGTTCCTTGGCTTCGACTATAGCGATGGTAGAGTCTTTAAGATGGTTGCAAGAAAATTGGGGTATCCCCCACCCTACGTGTTATCTGATGAAGAAATTGAAAAGTATCAGACTATCATGGAGCGGGTTTAATGGTTAGTAAATTTACATACTCTCCCGCAGCACAGAAGGAGTTTAAAGTGTTGGGTGGTGTAAGACCATCGGGTGCCAATGCTAGAGCGCAAGAGGCCCTAGAGAGTGCGCGTAAGCCAAGAGGTAGACCGCGTAAAGTCGTAATAGAAGTCCCACGGAATGGTAGTTTAGAGTTTGAAGTATCAAACATGCTATCTCATTTTTGTGGTATACCCGGATGCGGGCCTAAGTTTCATCTAGATGACGCATCAAGAGTAATAGAGTTAGTAAGAAAAAAACTGGAAGGTGATTAAAATTAGCCGCTGCGTCGTTTGTGAAAGGCCAACATCAGGATCATTAGAATTCTGTAAGAATCATTACAATGAGTTCAAAGAAGAAATTTTAGACAAGAAGCCTTGGGTTAAGGCCCTAAAAAATGAGGCTCAAAGAGAGCGTAGACGTAGAGATAAAGAATACAGCGATGTATCTCTCGATGCTATGCTTGAAAGCCAAACAAATAATTATTAGTTATGACAAATAACTTAAAGAAATATAAAACTAAAGTCAAACAAAAGGCTCTTAGAAATCATAAGGATTATAAGAGAGAGCTAAGAACTAAGAAGGATGAGTTATGTCAAAATGGACAGAGAAGGAGTTAGCCGCTCTAGATGAAGTAGAAGATGCCAGTATGGCGTCCTATCATAGATTTGGCGCACTAACAGATTACAGCAAGCCTTATAATGCTTTCGAAGTAAAGCGTAGACGAGTAGTTGGGGAGTCCCCTGCTAATATAAAAGCATCCGCATATGCTATTTCCCCTGAACAACTAGCACCCGTATTCTATAATGCTAGTTTTGGTAGCTTACAAACCTTTGTAGGATTAACAATGGGCTATTGGGATTTAGAGACAACGTTTTCTAATCAGCCCCTCGTTCTATGTGGGGCGATTGCTAACCAATTTGGGGATGTACAACAGTTTTCTAAAGGTAAGGATATAACTGACGATAAAAAGTTAGTGCATGATATAGCTGCCGCTTTGGGAGAGTATGATGTTTGGGTTACTTGGAATGGGAAGCTCTTTGACGTACCTGTGTTGAATGGTAGGCTCCGTTATCATGGGTTGCAGCCTCTTCCATTAGTAAAGCATATCGATGCTATGTACTATGCTACTGGCGGATCGATGAGAATAGGGCGCAGATCGTTACAGTCGGTAAGTGAATACTTTGATGTACCCAACAGAAAGACTCCATTGACCGTTCGTAATTGGGACAAGGCAATGAGCGGGGATAAAGAAGCTTATAACTTAATTTTAGAGCATAATTATGCAGACGTGCTTGTAACACGCGATGTATTTAATGTACTAAAAACACAAGTCGCAAACATACATAGGTAGATTATATGGAAATAGGAATAGCTATCATAGTTGTATTGGTTGTTATACTGCTTGGTGTACTCCTGGTGGAGACAAAAGAATACAGCGAGCATAAGAAAATAGTTGTGCGTTATAATGAAGCAAATTTGCAGTTTATTGCGGCCTTTGAAACTGTCAAGGGCGCAATAAATCACAACGCTGATATCCAGAAGGATGTATTGGAAAAAGTAATGGTCCTAGAGAAGGCGATGGAAGTAGTGTTCACAATACTGGACCTACACGACAAAGCACTAGGACAGAAAGTAGCAACTAATCTGAAACGGATGTTAGATGAACCGTTTCTACCGCTTAAAAAGCTAGAAGATTAAAAAAAGAGAGCCGGGATCAAAACCCCGGCTCTCTTTCTGTTTACCTGTATTGCTCAATCCAGTCTTTTACTTTCTCGGGTGATCCCCAACATCCCTGAGGGGCTTCATTGAAAAGCCATTCAGCCCATACATACATGTTTGCTTTATTAGTCCGGTCGGCTCTGCCGAATGCCTCTACTAGTTGATTACAGAGAACTGCATAAAGAAAGTCTCCGGGGGCTCTTCCCAATTCAATATATTCCCGTGCAGCACTCTGCATATGTTCGGGAAGGTTGCTATAATTAATATCTGTGCCCATTACTCAACCTCAAATTGTTCCATGACTTTTTGCAGCAACTCATCATAGTTTCCGGCTGTTGCCTCAACAAAGAAATCATCCCTTATGTCTTTGTCTACTCCTGCCCTCTTCATGGCTCTATCACAGATGCCAAGGATGGAGAAGGCATTGCCGTTGGCCCCTACAATTTTAACCTTAATCCTTTCTCCATTTCTATCCAGTATTGGCTCCATTGTCATCCTCCTTGTTTAGGACTTCCTTATAAAACACTACCATGCCATGAAGAAAATCCTCATAACAACCTGCTAGGTGAAAGTAAAGCGGACGCTGTAGAGCAGCAGCTACGATAATGTACTTCTCGTTTTCCTCTCTAATAATGGAGGTACTACAATGGTAACAAACCACTGTCAGGTCGGACTCCATTGATGGGGGTGTTGCAAAATAGATTTGGTACTTGTTGTAGTCACGATCCCCGCCATAATTATACACTACGCCTCCTGCGTTTTATGCGGCTTGGGCTTCCGGCTCATGCG